ATGGCGAGCATCGTGGAGCGCCCTCGAAAGGGCGGAGAGAGCACCTTTCAGGTGAAGTGGCGCCAAGACGGCAGCGGTTGGCAATCGGAGAAGTTCGGCGACCGCACCTCCGCGGAGTCGTTCAAGAAGCTCGTAGACGCGCACGAGCAGCGGTGGCCGCACGGTTGGGTCCGTGGGCAGGGGTTCGTCGAGGAAGTCCAGCAGCCCGGTGACATGCCACTCGTGGAGTGGGCGCACCGGTACGTCTCCCGACTGACGGGGGTAGACGAGCGAACGCAGGACGACTATCGACGCGACGTGGACCTCCACCTGTCGGTCCTGCGACACACGCAGCCGTCGGGGCGTGTCATCGAGGCCACCATCGGAAACCTCACCGCTGACGACGTCCAGGACTGGGTACGGGCCCAGAAACGAGGGGAGCCTGACCCGGAGCGGCCCGGCGAGTGGCTGAGACGAAAGGCCGGCCCAAAGAGCATCGCGAATCGGCATGGACTGCTGTGGTGCGTGGTGCAGGCCGGGGTGGAGGCGCAGCCGCCGATGCGCACCGCCAACTGCTGCGCGAAAACCAAGCTCCCGCGGATCGATGACGGGATCACCGAGGAGATGGTTTTCCTCGAACGCGAGGAGTATGCGCGGATCGCGCGAGAGCTCACGGACCCGCGGGCGCGTGAGCTTGCCGATTGGCTGGTCGGCACGGGGATGCGGTGGGGCGAGGCGACTGCGCTACAGGTGCGGGATCTGCGGCTGCGTGGGTCCGAGCGGACGGTGACGGTGCAGCGCTCGTGGCGGAAGCGACCGAAGGCCGAGGCGGGACCGGCGTACCTGCTCGGCGCACCGAAGACCAAGAGGTCGCGGCGAGTTGTGGCGCTGACGGGGAGTCAGGCTGAGGTGGCGGCTCGCCTCGCAAGCGGTCGTCAGCCGGAGTCGTTCCTGTTCCAGACCGCTCGCGGTCGGCCGTGGTCGCACTCGAACTTCTACAACAACAGGTGGCGACCCGCTGTTTCGGAGGCAGTGGCGAGGGGTTTGCCGCGGCGCCCACGGATTCATGACCTTCGGCATACGCACGTGTCGTGGCTGATCGCTGCCCGGATTCCGCTGCCTGCGATCCAGGCTCGGTTGGGGCACGAGTCGATCACTACGACGGTCGACCGGTACGGGCACCTGGTGCGGGAGCTGGATGCCGAGATCGTGGCGGCGGTGGATGCGGCGATGGCGGAACCGGGCGGGCGGGATGGTCGGTTGAGCGTCGTGGTATGACGCTCGGCGGCTTCAGTCGGGGCAGGCGGTGGTGGTGTTGGGACGGGTGGGGGTCGCCGCGCCGGTGGCGCTGGTAAGGGCAACTACGGCGATGAGGCTCACACCGAGGGCGATCAAGGCAGGGACGCGGTAGGCGACGAGCGTCCGTTGGGCGAGACGGCGGCGGAGGGGGGGTGGGCTGACGCTGCGGAGTCTCTCGCAGGACGGGGCGGCCGCGTCGACGAGGGCGAGCGGGGGCGCGGGGCCAGCGAGTGCCGCGCCTTGGGAGGCGGCGTTCTGGTAAAGCGTATCGACGCGGGTGGCTACGAGCTGCGTGTGCAGCTCTGTGATTTGGCGCCGTTGCCGCCGAAGTTCGCGGGCGAGGAGGAGGGTGGCGAGGGCGGTGGCGCCCGCGATGCAGGAAAGAACGGTCTGGGCGGTCTCCATACAGGTTCCTCACTGTGTGTATGAGTTCAGCTACACAGTGAGGTCACACCATGTAAACCCATTCCGCCAGTTTGATGAAGTGGAACCACGCATTCCGGTGACGCGCCGGGCGGGCCTCCGGAGAGCCCCTGCATGTCGTGCTAGGCGCTACGGCTCGACGTCCCCTCGTTGTGACCCTGCTCCTGCGCTCGTCGCTCCTGCACACGGCGCAGCACCTCACGCTGGGCATCCGCGGGGAGCGTGGCCAGCAGATCAGCTACCGCTCGGATGTGTGGGTCGTCGTCATATCGCACGGCCCGCGGAGGCTCACTCAGCACGGCGAGCACCTCGGCCGCGTCGTCGCGCCGCGCCTGACGGAGGTCATCGGCGCCGACATCGAGCACGAGTGCCATGCGGGCGATCGTCTCGGCGGGGGCAGTGACGGCCACCTCTTGACCGCCGACGCGCTGGTACCCGGCCACGATCTGCCGCCACCGCGTCTCCGAGATGCCGGCGCGTTCTGCCGCCTTGCGCTGGGAGAGGCCAGAGCGCAGCAGGGCGTCCTTGAGCAGCGTGCCTTCGGGCGTCGGCCGTGAGTGCGTAGCCATGCGATCAGCTTCGCATGACTACGCACTTTCCCTCTATAGGGCCGCGTGATCAAGGGGCTCACTGGCCACGAGTTGCGTATGTACGCAGTGACCACGCACTGCGCAGCACTGTGCTTGACTACGCAAAACTACGCGCTAGTGTGGGGGTCATGACGCAGAACACCGGGCGCCGACGGCGCCCCCTTGACCAAGCACCGGACGCGGTCACGTACGCGCGGCGGGCCGCTGGCCTCTCCAAGGTCCAGCTCGCGCGCCGCATCGGCATCTCCCCACAGCTCATGGGCGAGATCGAGAGCGGGCGGCGCAACGCGACTCCGAGCGTCCTCAACCGGCTCGCGGCCGCCCTGTCGTGCCCGCGCGTGGCGCTGGAGGCAGGCCACGAGCCGCAGGAGCGCGCCGCATGACCGCGCGCTTCGGCTATGCGGAGGCAGCGGCGCAGATCCCGGGCGTCACCGAGTCGTGGCTGCGCAAGCACATCAAGGAGCTGCCCCACAGCAAGGTCGGCCGCCGCGTGTACTTCACGTCAGCCGATCTGGAGCGCATCGACGCCATGCACCACGTCGAGCCGCGCTCGGCCTCGTCGGTGACGCCGGTATCTGGACTGGCGCCGGATCTGGCGCAGCTCAAGCCTCTGCCGGCTCGACGCGCGGCCTGATCGACCGCCGAAGCGGGGCTGACCCGGACGGCCATCCGGATCAGCCCGGAAACCCCACCCAACCAGTGAAGAAGAAGGGGTCACCATGACCAACGGTACCCAGCTCCGCGCCGCTTTGGCGCTCACCGAGCTGGTCTCTCACCCGGACCTCCGCGCCGTGTCGTGGACTGTCGCACCCGAGGGGGTGCTGTCCGGCTACCTGATCACTGAGCACGGCGCCGGTGAGCACGCTGACATCGCCGCCGTCCTGATGGGCTCCGGTGTCGAGCGGGACGTCTTCCGTGCACACACCGGCGAGATGCGCGGGGTCGCCACGGTCCGCACTGTGTGGCGCGACGTCGTGGTGACGCTGTCTGTCACCTACCCGCTGCGTGCCCCGCAGACGTCGTCGCCGGCGAAGCGTCTTGCCGACAGCCTGTCCGGAGAGGAGCAGGTGCAGGCGGTGGAGGTCGATGGGCACGCGCGTCTCAGTGTGGTCGTGACGCCGGACGACATCACGGCGTGGTCGTGGTGGGTCGCCCGGCTCGGCATCGAGCACGAGACGCTGCGCGGTGGCCACGCCACCGGTACGGGACGCACCGCGTGTGGTGTGGAGGTACGGCTGCTCGGTGTCGGGGTCGGGCGGCTCGCGACCCGCGCGGCTCTGGCGGGGGGTGTGCGGTGATGTCGGGGCGGATGCCTGTGTCCGGGCCACACCGGATCTACGTGGATGCCACCCCGTCCGGGGCTGGGCTGGATGTGTCGCACTGGCTGCACTCGGTGCTCGTGTCGGTGGCCGAGAAGGTGGCCGAGGACCCGCAGGGCGTGGTGGACGAGCTGGTGGAGATCGCCGAGCTATCGGCGTCGGCCGCTGCGCAGGGCTCGGACTCGCATGCCGCACATGAGCGGGACGTGCGGGTGCAGGACCTGATGGAGCAGGTGGCCGGGGCCGGTGTGCTGCCGGTGTACGGGACGCAGGTGGCTGCGCTCGCTGAGCGGCTGCGGACGCTGGTTACGCCGCGTCCGGTGCCGGGGCAGCGTGCCGAGGGTGGTGCTGCTGCGTGAGGGCGCCGATCACTGTCGCGAGGGCAACGCTGCTGGTCACTGCGGGCGAGTGGCCCGACGCGCGAGCCTTCCGACCGCACGCCGAGGACGGCGAGTTCCTCGGCTACACGTTCCAGGTCGGGGAGCTGCACTCCGCTCGGTATGGGTGGATCACCGCGTCCGGGGCCGCCTACGCCAGGGGGCTGGAGGCGTACCGCTCGCACGCGGCTGACGTGCTGCGGCACGCCGTGCGGGATGAGGCCAAGCGGGGGGAGCGCTGATGAGCGCCCGCGACGAGCTCCGCGAGGAGCTGGTTCGTCCGAAGCGGCTCGGGGAGTACTACCTGCCCGAGGGCGCGGAAGACCTGATCAGCCGAGTCCGCGCCGAGGTGCTGCGCGAGGCCGCCGACGAGGCGGATGCCCGCGCCGAGTCGCACACGGTGGCAGCAGTCGCCGACATGTTCCGCCGCATGGCCGACGCCGCCGAGCGGGGTGACCGCTGATGGCCGGCCTCTGCTATCGCCGCGCGGTACTCCTCGCCACCGCCCGCGCCGAGGGCGGGACTTGGACGACTCGCCGGGCCTACCGCACACAGCGTCTCGCCCCGCGCCGCCGCACCGCCCGCCTTGACCTCGCATACCTCGCCCGCACCGGACACCTCACCGCGACCGACGGCACCGCGCGGGCCTACACCCTCCCCGGAGGCACCCGATGAACGGACCCCAGCACTTCCGCGAGGCCGAACGCCTCGCCGACATGGCGCACCACTTCACCTACGGCGACGGCGCCGACTCGGTCACCGGGGCCGCGCTCGCCGCCGAGGCGCAGGTGCACGCCACCCTCGCCCTCGCCGCTGCAACCGCGCTGGTGGACGAGACCCCTCGCTCGGACTCGCACAGCGAGTACCGGGCCTGGGCCGAGGTGGCTGCCAGCGACTACCGTGCACCGGAGCCGCCCCGTGTCCACTGACACCGCGCTGGCCGGGGCGAAAGCCCCGGCCGCCGGCCGCCGCTCCACCAAGAGCGCGCCGACCGGCGCCGACCGCATCCCCCGCCGCTCCCAGGGCTGGTACCGGGACCCGCTCGACTCCAAGGTCAAGTTGCGTTCGGTCACCACCATCCTGTCGCAGGGCATGCCCAAGGAAGCGTTGGTCTTCTGGGCGGGGAACCTGACCGCCGAGACCGCGCTGGACAACCTCCCCTACCTCGTCCGGGCCTCGCTGCGGCCGGAGGACCGTGCGGAGGCGTACGACTGGCTGCGCCGGGCTCACACCCGTAAGAAGGACGCCCGCGCCGCCGTCGGCTCCGCCGTCCACCAGCTCATTGAAGCGCACGTCCTCGGACAGCCCGTCCCGGACGAGCTGCGCGATGACGAGGAAGTGCGGCCCTACGTCGCCCACTTCGAGCGGTTCGTCTCCGACTGGGACGTCACCTTCGAAGCCTCGGAGATGGTGGTGGCGAACTACACGCGGGGCTACGCCGGGACGCTGGACTACTACCTGCGCTCGCCCCTGATCGCCGCCGAACTTGGCACCTACGCCGACACGGTGTTCATGGGCGACACGAAGACCGGCGGCGAACTGGACAAGAAGGGCGTCTACCCCGAGGCGGGGTTGCAGATGGCCGCCTACGCCCACGCGGAAGTCGGCTGGCTCCGCGACGGCTCCAAGGTGCCGCTCCCGACCGTGTACCACACAGGGATCGTGCTGCACCTCCGCCCGGAGGGGTACCGGCCCGTCCCCGTTGCCTGCGGGGCCGCCGAGTTCGCCGCCTTCTGCCACGCCCGGGACATCGCCGAGTTCCAGCGCACAACCGCTAAGGGAGTCGTCGGCGAGGCCCTCACCCTCCCCACCACCAGCGAAGAGAGGGCAGCCTGATGCCGATTCTCGATCTACAGCAGCGCACCCGCGAGTTGGGGCGCATCCGGATCGGCGTCACCGCGCCGACCCAGAGCGGCAGCAAGCGCCCCGCGAAGCTGGACAGGTTCCGCTTCACCTCCGCGTCGAAGCCACTGCTGGAGAAGGTCGCCGCCCTGTACGGCGGCACCGTGGCGGACTGGACCCCCGCCAACGGTGGCCCCGCCGCCTACGAGGTCATCACCGAGGCCCGCCGGGTGCCCATCCTCGTCCCGCCGCAGCCCGTCTCCCAGTACTACGAGCTGTGGTCCGGCGGCGGCTGCCAACGCCGCTGCGACGGCGTCACCGAACTCCTCGCCGACCGGGCATGCCCGTGCGGCCCGGACCCAGAGCGGCGCGAGTGCAAGCCCACCACCCGGCTCAACGTCGTACTCCGCGACGTGCCCGGCGTCGGGGTGTGGCGGCTGGAGTCCCACGGCTACTACGCCGCCGTCGAACTCCCCGGCGTCGCCGAGCTGCTGGCCAAGGCTGGCGGATACGTCGAGGCGTACCTCGGGCTGGAGGAGCGCACCGCCAAGCGGGACGGGCAGACGCGGCGGTGGATGGTGCCGACGATTGACATCGACATCGCGCCGTCCGCGCTGATGGCCGGGCAGACCAGCACGGCTGCCGTGTCGAACGTCCCGGAGCGTGCCGCGCTGGAGGCACCGCGTCCGGACTACGTCGCGCTCGCCGAGGCTGCCACGACGGCGGCCGCCGTGGGCGAGCTGTGGAAGCAGGCGGTGCAGGCCGGGCATATGGACGACCAGATCGCCACGGCTCTCCGGGCCCGGGGCGAGACGCTGAAGCAGGCTGCTCCCCCTTCCCCTCAACAGGGGGAGGAGACGCCCGAGTTGATGGAGGCCGAGATCGTCCCGGACGACGAGACGCCCGACGAGGCGCCCGAGGACGTGTGGTTCGACATCATCGCCGCCGCTGGAAAGCACGGCTGGTCCACCGCCGAGGTAGAGCAGCGGTTCGCCCAGGCGAACGATGGTCTCCACCCGTCCACCGCGTCAGCCTCCCGGCTGCGGGCCTTCCTCGAGGAAGTGAAAGGGGGCCGGGCATGAGCTGGCACCTCGGCCGCATGTGCGGCTTCGACCTGGAGACCACCGGCACCGACGTCGAGACGGACCGGATCGTGACCGCCTGCGTCGTCCAGTGCGGCGGCGGGCTGCCGACGCAGTCCGCGACGTGGCTCGCGAACCCCGGGATCGAGATCCCCGAAGAGGCCGCCAAGGTCCACGGCATCACCACCGAACGGGCCCGCGCCGACGGGCGGCCGGCCGCCGAGGTGGTGGAGCAGGTGACCGCCGCGCTCGCCCAGGTCGCCCGTGACGGGACTCCGATCGTGGCCATGAACGCAGCGTTCGACCTCACGATGCAGGACCGCGAGTGCGAGCGGTACAGCGTCCCGTCGCTGTGGGGCATCACCGAGCCGCTCATCATCGATCCCCGCGTACTCGACAAGGCCGTCGACCGGTACCGGCGCGGCTCCCGCACGCTGACGGCGCTCTGCGAGCACTACCAAGTGCCTCTCGACAGGGCGCACTCCGCGGATGCGGACGCCATCGCCGCCTGCCGCGTCGCCTGGCGCATCGCCAGCCTCTACCCGCGCATCGCCACCGACCTCGGCGAGCTGCACGAGCACCAAGCGGCCTGGGCCCGAGAGCAAGCGGAGTCGCTCGCCGGGTACTTCGCCCGCACGCCCGGCAAGGAGCACCAGGCCGACACCGTGCGGACCGAGTGGCCCCTCATCCCGCGGCAGAGGGGGCACCAGTGAGCACCCTCTACTTCATCCTCACTCAACTCGGCGTGGCCGGAGTCGGGGCCATCATCACCGGCGCACTCCTCATCGTCCACGAAAGCATCCAGATCCTGCGCAGGGGACGGGAGGACGCCAAGTGACCGCCCTGCCCTACGCGATCGGGCTCGCCACAGCCGCGGGTGGCGCCGCCGCCGTGGTCGCCAGCGTGCGCCGACTGCTCCCCGCCGCGCCCACCGGCCGACACCGGACACTCCCGGCGCGTCAGTACGAGGCCACCGTCCCGGGACGGTGCACCTGCGTGGACTGGGACCGCATGACCACCCGCACCCTCCACGCGGACGGGAGCAGCACCTGCCGCTCCTGCGGACACCGGGAGGTGCCCCGGTGACCACTCCGACCCTCCCGGGAGTGGCCCCCGCCGTCACCGGCCATCAGGCCGGGGCGGCGGGGCCCCGCCGCCCCCTCGTCATCGGATGCGACCTATCCCTGACCTCCACCGGCGTGGCCGGCGACGGCTGGACCGACCGCATCCGCCCACCAGGACGCCTCCGCGGAGACGCTCGGCTGCGGCACGTGCGCGACACGGTCGTCAGCTACATCCGCAACGCGGACCTCGTGGTGATCGAGGGCCCCGCCTACCGGCACGCCGCGATGGCCGGACACGAGGACCTCGCCGGACTGCGGGTGCTGGTGCGGGTGTACTGCTACAGCCACGACATCCCCTACGCGCTCGTACCGCCCGCCTCACTCAAGCAGTACGTGACCGGCCACGGCAACGCCTCCAAGGGCCGCGTGCGCACCGCGGTCGCCGAGCTGTACGGCATCCGCACCGAGGGACCCGCACGGTACGACGAGGCCGACGCTTACGGACTCGCCGCGGCCGGCCTGGACTGGCTCGGCCACCCCCTGGCCGCGGTGCCCGAGGAGCAGCGGGAGGCGCTCGCCGGCGTCCAGTGGCCGAGCCGCGAGGCGGTGACCGGACCATGAGCCCGCCGGTGCTCGACTGGCGCCACCCCCGCCACTGGAGGGCGCACGCCCGACCGTGTCGGTACTGCGGCGCTCCGACTCGCCTCCGTGACAGTCGCAGCAGCCCCGCGCACAAGACGTGCGCGGAGGAGGCCCTCGCCTGCCAGGCGGAGGAGCAGGCCGCGCGGTGGCGCCCCGGAACGCTGCCGTGACCGCCGCGGCGGGGGCTGCCCGCAGCGGCTGCCCCCGCTGCGGCGCCCCGATCTGGCGCCAACTCGTCGGCCGCCGGGCAGCGTTGATGGTCAGCGCAGACGACGACCCGATGCCGCTGGCCGACGCGCTGCCCCATACCGGGCCCAACCGGCTCGCGTGGCGCGTTCGGCGCCTGCACGGAGGCGGGTGCGAGCTGCACTGGCTGCATCTCAATTCGCCGGTGCCCGCGGCCGTCGAGGTGGTCCTCGACCACCAGTGCCCGCCCGAGGACCGGCCGCCCGAGGCGCTGTGGTGACGCCGCCCGCCGCTTCCCCCTTCCCTTGACCAGCACAACCGAAGGAAGACACATGCCCTGGGCCCGGTTCGACGACCGTTTCCCCTCCCACCGAAAGGTGCGCCTGCTGTCGGACGCGGCGTTCCGGCTGTACGTCTCCGCGATCTGCTGGAGCGCCGAGAACCTCACCGACGGCGTCATCACGACGCGCGAGTTGCGACTCGTAAGCGACGTGAAGAGCGCGCGTAAACGAGCTGAAGAGCTCGTTGAGAGTGGTCTTTGGGAAGTCGTCCCCGAGACGGGTTGGCGCATCCACGACTACCACGAATACCAGCCGACCACCGCCCAGGTGCAGGCCGACCGCAAGGCGAAAACCGCACGTCAACAGCGGTGGCGCGAGAAGAAGAAGGGCACCGAAGCCCCGCCCGATCCTCCGCCCAACACACCCGATGTAGACGCATCTACAGACCCGTCGCGAGACGCCCCTGGAGACGCTGCCCCACGCGCGCGCGTCCCCGGCCCGGCCCGGCCCGACCCGAACCCCCCTATGGGGGGTGAGGGTGTGTGTGCCCCTACCGGTAGTACCGGGCGCGGGCACGAGACGGCGCACACACCCGTCCCGCCCAACTTCCAGCCCAGCAACGACTCGACCGCATGGGCCGACCGCGAAGGACACACCCAGCGGCTCGGCGGCCCGGACGGACTCGCCCGCGTCACCGCCGCCTTCACCGACTGGCACACCGCCAAAGGCACCCGCGCAGCCGATCCCGACGCCCTCTGGCGCAAGTGGGTCCGCGACCAGCGCGCCCCGCTCCCGAGCCAGGAACCTCCGCTTCCCGCCGGCGCCGACGTCGTGCCCCTCCGCGACCGCCGACAGCAGGCCACCAACGACCTCTTCGGCCGCGCCATGCAGCGCGCCCAGACCCGCATGCAGCAGGAGTCCTGATGACCCCCGACGAAACCGTGATCCTCGCCCGGTACGTCCGCGCCCTCTGCCCCCAACAGGCCATGGACGAATACACCCCCGACGCCTGGCACGACGTGCTCCAGGACGTCACCCTCTCCGACGCCCGCAGCGGCGCCGCCCGCGTCGCCCGCCGCCAACCTTTCGTCGCCCCCGCCGAGATCCTCGCCGAGGTCCACCAACTCCACGCCGAGCGCCTCGACGGATTCCAGTACGAGCCCGTACCCGGCGACGACGACCCGCAGGCATACCTCACCGCATACCGACAGCAGCGAGCCGCCGTCACCGCCGGCACCCGCCCCGCCGCACCCGCCGCCCAGCAACTCCCGCCCGCCCGAAGCGACATGAAGCAGATGCTCACCGCCGCAGGCCGCCACCTCCCCGACGACGAGGCGCCCCGCACCCCGCGCCCCACCTCGATCGCCTGCCCCACCTGCACCGCCCGCATCGGACAGCCCTGCAAGACACCAAGCGGGAAGCACCGCAGCCCCCACGGCGCCCGACGCCGCGCCCTCACCGCAGGAGCCGCAGCGTGACCAACGCTCCCCGGCCTGCCGAGCTCCGACGCGACCCACAGCCCGACCTCAAGGTCGCCTGCCCCTGGTGCCGAGCCCGCCCCAGGGACCGCTGCACCGGCGTCCGCGGACGTGTCCGTGCCACCAGCCACCCAAGCCGCATCGACGCCGCACAGCTCACCCCAGAAAGCGCCACACGGCCGACAGAAGGCCAAACGACCCCCTAGGCGACCACACGCCACGCAGCACCCAAAAGGACGTCAGACGGCCACACAGAGCCGAACCTCAACCCCCGCGAACGGAGGCGACGAGTGATCCGCGACCTCGCCGACATCCCCACCACCCAGCAGGCCGCCGAATGGCACCGCATCGCCGTCGACCTGGAGCGCGCGCTGGACGCCCTTCCGCCCCAGCGGCCGCTCCGCCCCGTCACCAACACCGCCCTGGAGGCCGCCTGATGGCTAAGACTTCCGTTGCTGAGCGGCTGGCCGCCGCCCGCCGGGACGCCACCCTCGCCGACATCGCGGCCCGCGCACCGGAATGGGACCGACACCTGGTCGTCCAGGCGGCGCTCCAAGTCGGCGCCGAGCAAGGCGAATTCAGCGCGAACGTGCTACGCGAGTACCTGCCCGAGCTGGCCCACGGATTCCTCGGCGCTGCGATCTCCGCCCTGCACCACACAGGCGTGATCGAGCCGACCGGCGTGTGGGTGCCGTCCACCTCGCCCCCGACAAAGGGGCACCGCGTCGCCGTGTGGCGCCTGACGGCGCGCGGCTGGCGGCTGGCTCGGCATGGGCCCGAGGCCCCGCCGAAGCGCGTCCGCCGTGTCCGCCGCGTCCGTCCAGACACCCAGCTCGACCTGTTCGCCGCATGACCGCCCGCCACTGCGCCGGATGCGGCCGGGCCCTCCGCGACCCCGTATCGCGCGCCGCGGGCCTCGGTCCGGTCTGCCGCCGCGCGCTCCACCCCCCCACCAGCCCCGCGTGCAGCAGCCGTTGACCGGCCGCCGGTGCGCCACGTGCCCGGCCAGACCGAACTCCCGCTCACCACCGACCAACAGGAGACCCACTGATGCCCGACCAGACCACCTCGCTCGTCGCCTTCGTGGACCCCCAGCCGCCGCGCTTCCACCACACCGACATCGACGGCGACCGGCTCCTGATCACCACCGCCGACATCCCTTCGCAGGGGCGCGGCGTGCACTTCCGCACGGACGAGCCCGGCAGCAGCGTGCCGCTGGACAAGATCCCCGAACTCCTGAGCGCCTTGCAGGAGATCGCGACCTGTCCGGCGTGTGAGGCGCCACCGCTGGAGTGGTGCGCAGCTTGCGGCCGGTGCCGCTGCGACCGCCACGACGAGTGCACCCGCCCCCTCGCCGAGATCGGAGTCACCCCGTGACCAACCCCCGCCGCTTCCACCTCCAGCGCGAACACGACGTCACCGGAGCATCCGGCACTGGCCGGGTAGCCGACGGCGTCCTGTGGCCCGACGGCACCGCCACCCTCCGGTGGCTTGGTCCCCGCGCCTCCACCGTCCATTGGGACCAGCTCGCCGACGCCGTAGCGATCCACGGACACGGTGGCCACACCCACATCGTCTGGGATGACCCGGCCTCAGCAGAGCGCGAGACGACCGAATTCGCGGAGCTCCTACGACAGTTCGTCGCGCTCACGGACACGCTTCATCACACCCTCGGCGGACCACACGACGAGGTTGGCCCGGGGCTCACATGTGACGGGTGCCGCCTGGCTGATGAGGCCACGCGCGCGTTGCGCGACGCAGGCGAGCGCACAACCCTCCGCTCCCACCTCCGTTCCCCCCGTGAGGCGGGGCATGATGGCTGACCAGCCCACCCGGCACACCGCCGGCACCATCACCGACGACGACCTCGACGCCCTATACGACGTACTGGAACGTCACGAGCGGCGCAGCGATGCCTGGCAGACCAGCGCGGAGGCGTCCGCCGCCGAGAGAGACGGCGCGTACCAGGAGCGCGCTCAACTCCTCGCCTGGCTCGCCGCCCTCGCACCCGCCGTCCTCGCACCAGCGACCGACGTGGACGAGCACGGCTGGCACCTGCTCTACCTCACCACCCCCGCCGGGCAACTCTCCTGGCACATCCACCCGCGCGACCTCGCGTACTTCGAGCACGTCGAGCGCGCCGAGGCCGACGACCCACGCGCCCAGTGGGACGGCCACTCGACCGCCGAAAAGTACGACCGCATCGGGCAACTAGCAGCCGTCGCCGGCTGCTCGTGCAGCATCCTGCGCACCGGTCCGGGGCGGCACCTGCCCGAGTGCCCGAACCGAGGGAGCAGCAGCCGGTGACCCCCGAGCAGTTCGCCGCCGTACTCAAGCACCTCGCCCGCGCCATACACCGCGCAGCGGCCTCGACGCAGGACGACTACGCCCTCGCCCCGTCCCCGCCCGACACGAACGGGGGTGAGGAACCGTGATCGCCGCTCTGCTGCTGGTCGGCGCGCTCGCCGTCGGCCGCCTGCGGCCGTATGACCGACTCGACACGTGGGTGTGGCGCAGGCTCACGTTCGGCGGGAAGTGGACGCGCACGCGGCGCGGGCAGCTCCTCGTGCTCGTCGCGCACGCGATCGCCCGCCCCGCCGCCACCGCGCGGATCTGGCGCCACCGTCACGATCCACCACCACGGCGCAGCGCTCCACTGCGTGTCCCCACGGTCGAGCCATCGGACCCGTCCGGACAGGCGGACAACGTCCGTCCGGACGATCCGGACACGACACCTCACCCGACCCCGGACACCCCGCCCACCAGCACGGACAGCCCCTGAACACCGGACAGGATGTCCGTCCGCTGACACAAGGAAGGGGCGCCCCCATCTCGGCCAGATCCCCGGGGGCGCCCCTCACGCGGCGTGATCACCGTACCCCAGCACCACCAGGAGCCACCCCACGATGATCGACGCCCTCGTACCCCCCTACCTCCGCCGCCTCCCCGACGACACACGCACCCCCTGCTACGGGCACGGCGAGCTGATGGTCCCCGACACCCCCCACCCGCCCGCCACCCTCACGGATGCTGCCCGCGCCCTATGCGCCGCGTGCCCGATCCAGCAGGCGTGCGCGGACTGGGCCACCTCCACCCGCCAGCCGCACGGAGTGTGGGGCGGGCTCACCCCCGCCGAGCGGCGCGCCGTGCAGCGGCCGGAGTGCGGCACCGACGCCGGATGGCGCTCCCACCGAGCCCGCAACGAGGGCTGCACCACCTGCCGTGAAGCGCATGACGAGCGGCTCCGCGAGGGACGCCGCGCGCGCCTGGAGCAGGAGCACCGCGAGCACGGCGGGAGCCTCGCTGGGTACCGGCTGGAACTGCTGCTGGGGCTGCCGACGTGTGTGCGGTGTCGGGCAGTGCGGCAGGAGCACTACGCGAGCCTGCCGCGCGCTCCGAAGTGGTACCGGAGGACCGCCGCCTGACTGGCCGGCTGGCAGCACGAAGCCCCCGCCGGTCCATCGGCGGGGGCTCAGATCTCGCAGATCAGTACCGGAATGCAGGAGCGACGACCCGAGCCCCGTCTGTCCGGGTCTCGATCTGCTTCGGGTTGACACCTTCAGGATCGATCGCTTCCAGGCGGTCCCGGGTGAATCCGAGACGCATCACTTGGTCCTCGCTCGTGTGCCCATCGGCATCCGTCATGGCGTACGTCACCGTGAACAGCCAATTCTTCCCCGGTGTCTTGGCAGACTGCACTGCACTGATCGCGGACACCACATCTCGGCGAGCAGCCGTCCGCGTCAGCCCCTCCGTGAACTGTTTGTTCGCAGCAATCTTGATCGTGGTGGACGCTTTCGGTTTGTAGGAGACGCTGAAGCGCTTGACGCCCTTGCGGTTGCTGCGGCTCAGCTTCTTCTCCAGCGCGGTCTTGAGGCGCTCCTCCGGCGTGGCCTGGGATGCACTTGCACTCGCAGTGGGTGACCCCGTGGTCGGGGTGGCGTTGTCGTCGTCTTCCGGGTCGCAGCCGGTGACAAGGAGCGCCGTCACGGCGACGGATACGGCGACCGTGCAGATACGGGTACGGGTGAGCATGTCGGCCAATCGGTGGTGGTGGTCGAATTGGGCTGACCATACGGCCAACCTGCCGAAGTCGGGGCTGATTCACAGATATCCGGCTGATAGGTAGCCCCGAGACAGCGCGACACCCCGCCGACATCGCCAGGCGGGTGCACTTCATTCCTCGGGCTCGGCCCTCTTTTTCCGGGTCGCCCAGGAGCCCGAGTGCCCACGCAAGATGTCCTGCACGACACCCACGGACATCTCCAGCCGCGCGGCGATTTTCCGGATGGGCACCGGCGGCTTCTCAGCCCGCAGCTCCAGCACTAGCTCTCGACGGTCCGCGTGCCACGTCTGAACGCGCTGCGCCTGAAGGGCGAGCACTCGATTCCTCGCGCGCACGCGCTCTTCCCGGTCCGAGATGCGGTCTACCTCGTCAAGGGCGTCTGACACCCGGGTCACCTCCTTGCTCGTGCCGTCGCCGTCCACGCCCGCTCCTCTCCTTGTGGCGGGTTGTGGCACGCCGTCCTTGCATGGGGACCATACATCGGCGTATGGTCCCCATACAACGGAGCGCACCGCCGCCCCGTTCCCAACAGAAGGCCCCGGCCGGGCTCTCACACACCGGCCGGGGCCAGCCAGACACCTGCTACCGACAGGAGTTCTGACCATGTCCAAGGCTATCCGCCGACCGCTCGCGCGTCGCCACCTGCGCGCCGCAGCCGCGGTCCACCCCGACGTCATGTACGCCGCGCTCAGCGCCGGCATGCTCTTCGTCCGGCAGTACCTCAGGGGCCGCGGCTGCACCCAGCAGTTCGCCGACCGCTACGGCTCCGCCTTCGGCCGCGTCGCCGCCAAGCAGTACCGCGCGACCTACGGCACCGAGCCCCGCCGCGCCTGGTCCCTCGTCCACGGCACGTGGCGCCGCGTCCTCGCCTACCTCCCGGAGGAGCGGGACAACCTCGACGCCGCGGTCCGCGCCTACCCCCGCACCGCCGCCATGGAGCTGGAGGTGGCTGCCTGATGAACCCCATCTGCTGCGGCCGCCCCATGCGCTCCGACGGCGACCAGAAGGTGTGCACCAAGTGCGGCTCGTGGACGGCGGTGGCCTCATGATCCGCGCGATCCGCCGACTCGGCGAACTGTCCTGGCGCTGCTGGATCTGCGGCTGCGAAGTGGACGACGCCCTCACCCGCTGCCCGATCCAGCACTGAGGGGGAGCTTCATGGGCCTCTTCAGCCACAAGCCCCAGGCGAACCGACGGGCCTGGGACGAGCTGCCCAACGACCGGGCCTCACGCAAGCGCCGCGCCGCGCACAAGCGCAGCGGAGCCACCAAGGCGGCCCGCAAGGGCCAGCAGTGGGAGGACTCGCAGCGCGCCCCGCGCCTGCCCTTCCACACCTGACGACCCGTCAACCCCGGCGCCTCGCCCCGCTGGCGGGGCGCCGGTCGCCGCCCAACCCGAACCTGTGAGGACAGCATGACCACCAACACCACGCCCGCGCGGGGCCGCGGCCTGTCCCGAGGCATCCGCACCGCGTGGGCGCTCGTCCTCGCGATGCTCCTCGCCGCCGCCGCCTGGTCCCTCTCCGGACAGCTCGGACGCTGGGGCATGCCCACCTGGCTCGCCGCCTCGCTCAGCGTCATGTTCGACGCCGCCGGACTCATCTGCGCCACCTACGCCCGCCGCGCCGTCGAACGCGGCACCCCCGCCGGACTCTCCCGCACCGCCATCCTCCTCTTCGTCGGCATCGCCGGACTCCTCAACTGGCACCACGGCCACACCATCGGCGGACAACCCGCAGCCTGGGGATTCGCGTCCCTCTCCGCCGGCGTCGAGCTGCTCTTCGAACTCCACCGGCGAGACGTGCGAGACGAGCAGCGCGCCGCCCGCGGCCTCATCCCCGAGCGCATGCCCCACGTCCCCGCGCTCGGCTGGATCATGTACCCCGGCCGCTCATGGACCACGGTCCGCGCGGCCGTCGGCGCCCGCCTCGATCTCCTCGACCCCGTGCAGGCCAGCCGCACGCTCACCCCGCCACCGGACACCACCAGCCCGGACACGAGGACGGACGCGACTGTCCGCGCCGCTGTCCGCGCCGCCGCGTCCGTGTCCGCGGGCAGCACCCCGGACGACATCGTCGCGCAGCTCTCTGCCGCCGGGATCGAGACGGACGCGGACACCGTCCGCAGTGTTCTTGACCAGAGCAAGAACGGCGTGGGGACGCCGCCTGTCCACCCCATCACCCCGCCCGGACAAAGCATCGCGGACACCATCCGGACCGCCCTAGCGTCCGGAATCACCGGCGACGACACCGTGCTGCGCTACGTTCGCGGCGTGCACGGCGAGAACGTCTCCGCCGACACCGTGGCCCGCACTCGCCGCCGCATCGAGAAGCCAGGCAGGGCCGCGTCGTGACGACCCTCGTCCTCCTTGCGCTCGCCATCGGCGCCGTGTGGCTCTACCGCCACCGGAAGCCGCGCACCGGCGCCGGCGCCTCTGCCGTCGAGCGTGCCCGCCAGCTCCGCACCCCGCTCGTCCGCCTCGCCGACCTCGTCGGCATCCGTACCCGCCGCGGTGCACTCGCCGACCGGTACGCGGCCGGAGCCGACGGCGAGCGCCGCACCGCCGCGCTCCTCTCGCCACTGCGGCGGGAAGGGTGGGCGATCCTGCACGATCGTGCGCTCCCCGGAACCCGCGCGAACGTCGACCACCTGGCCATCGGGCCCGGCGGCGCCGTCGCTCTGGTGGACTCCAAGCGCTGGTCCGCGCGTTGGCGCCTGCGCGTCGTCAACGGCCGTCTGCTGCACGGTTCACACGATGTCACCGACCGGCTGAACGGCACGCGGTACGAGACCGCCGCCGTCGCCGAGCTGCTCCGTACACCCGTCGTCCCGCTCGTCGTCGTGCACGGCGCCCCCGTCGACGGCGGCGAGCTGGTGGCCGACGGCGTGCGGATCGTGCCCGCCGACCGCGCCGCGAGCGTGCTGCGGTCGCTCGACCGGACCGGCCCGAGCTCCTCATCCACCCATCTCGCGGCCCGCGCGAACCGGCTGCTGCCGCCCTACCGGAAGGGAGCCAGCCGATGAACGCCCCGGGCGCTGACGAGCTGCGCATGCGGTACCTGCTGCGCCGCCGCGGAGTCGGCCCGGACGCCCGTCCGGACACCCCGGACGAGACGTCCGAGCGGAAGCCGGACACGGCCGCCCCTGCGGAGCCGTCGCACGTCAGAGGTGGCGGACGGCTGCCGGACTGGCGCCGCGGTGAACTGGTCGACCTGGAGAAGCCCGACGCCCCGGAGCCCGGCCCGCCTGCTAGGCCGAAGCGCCAGGAGCCCGAGCCCGAGAGCCCGCCGAAGCCCGACAAGACCGAACCCGATGACGAGGAGGACCAGGCCGACGAGCCCGCCTCCACGCCTCCCCCCTGGGACCCCGTCGCCGTCGCCGACCGCATCGTCCAGGCCCAGAAGGAACGCACCCTCGCCGACCGCGCCCGCCACCTGGCCACCGCCGCGAAGGCCGGCCCCCGGCTCGGCCGCCTCGTCTACGCCGCGAGCGGCGTCTGGGCGGCGTGGCACGTCGGACTCACCCCGTGGCTGCTGTCCGTGACCGCGACCGCGCCCCTCGGCGTGCCCGCCGGCCTGGTCCTCGTCGGCTGGGCGCTGCACCGCCGCTCGGCGCGCGCCGTGCTGCCCGTCGCCTGGTGCGGCCACGCGCTGTTCACCGCGACCGTCATCACCCTCGCACTCCACCCCTGACCGGAGACTCGTCGTGCTGGAAATCAGCCTCCACGGCCTCGCGTTCGCCCTCACCGTGCTCGTGATTGCGGCCCTGAAGAAGAGCGGGAAGAAGCTCTCGTCGCCAGCCGCGCTCGCGGCCGGAGTCGCGCTCGGCTACGCCTACAGCCACACCGGAGAGCCCTGGTCGGTCCTGGCTGACAAGGCGCAGCAGATGACCGCCTCGGTCGGGGATGAGTTCGGCGCAGTGCCAGCCGCCGTCGCGCTGGCGATCGGCGCGTGGTGGCACTACACCCGGCCCGGCCCGCTCGGCTCCGTCGTGCAAGGGCTCCTGCTGATCAGTGCCGCGTCCGCAGCCTCCGGTCTGATGACGCGGGCGACGTCGATCATCGGGTCCATCATCACGGTGATCGCGGGCTGACCATGACGACACCGACCGAGGAGAGCCCCGAGGCGGGGCGTGCGGAGCGGGCCGGGCTCGCGCTCGGAGTCGGGCTCGGGCGCTGCTACTTCGCGACGGTCGCGGCGGTCGCAACGCCGATCCGCCGCTGCCCGACGCCGACATGGCACTGGAGAGCCGGCTACCGGTGCGGAGTGCGTCTCCGGTGCGCGCCACACCGGCTGCGCACGGGGCTGCGCAGACTCCTGCGGACGCGGAAGCTGCGTCCGCCGTCGCTCAAGGCGGGCGCAGCCCGTCTCGGCGTGGCCACGGGTGTGGGCTGGTGGGGGCTGGAGTGGGCGGCACGGGCCGAGGTGCCCGTGTGGCCCCTCGCTGCTGGTGGGGCGGCGCTGCTGCTGGCCGTCGCGTACGCCGCTGGCAGCGATCCCGAGACCAAGACCCGTCCGGCACCCCGACGCCACGGGCGCCGCGGGCGCCGCGGGCGCCGCGGAGACCACCAGGAGCGCGCCGCCACGCGTCTGCTGTGGGCCATCGGCCAGCTCCTCGAGGAACGCTCCGCGCTGCACATCACGGAACTGGCCGACCAGATCAACACCCGCAACCGCGCGGCCGGCCGCCGAGTCCTGACCGCTGCGCGCCTCCGCGCCCTGCTGGAGGAACTCGGCGCCCCGGTGCGGGACCAGATGACCATCGGGTCCCGCACGGGACCCGGTCTCGACGCCGAGGACTGGCGGGAGTGGAGGGGTGGCACCCGCCGTCGCGCTGGCGTGGAGGAGACGGCGCCCGCTCTCCCCCGAGCCGAGACCGCCCCTACCGAGACCGAGACGCCGCAGGTCAGAAGGGATGACCAAGATATCTCGGCCCAAGATCTCGCCGAAAATCTCGGTGCCTCCGACGAGGACGGGAGGCTACTCGACACCGAAGCCCTGATGCTGATCCGTCACGCCCGCACTGCGATTGGCAGCGATCGCGGCGCGCATCTGCGGACCATCCTCGCCACCGCCCAGGCGGCCGGAGACTGCACCGGATGGTCCGTCACCCGCCTCCGCAGGGCGCTCGAAGCCGCCGACATCCGCGTCGAGGAAAAGCTCTGGATTCGCGGCGGCAACACCCGCGGCGTGCTCGCCGAATCACTCCCATCCGACACAGAAAGGGCCGCCTGATGCCCTACCGCTACACCTGCCGCACCTGCGGCCTACCCGGCGCCGTGCACCCGACGCGGTGGGGCGCGCGCCGCGATGAGGCCGGGCACCGGCGAGCCGCCCACGGGGGCATGTCGCCGCCCGGCGGCGATGGCGTGCACTACGCGCCGCCGAGCGCGAAGGGCCCGCTGATCACGGTCGGGGTGCTGCTGCTCCTGGTCGTCATCAAGGAGATCACGGGCCTCGCGCCCGACGACGTGGCCCGGTGGATCGGGCTGCTCTGACCTCCGGGACCGGCTTCCGCGTGGCTGCACTTCGGCCGGTCCCGGCCCCTATCCCAGCGAAGAGACAGGAGATGGACAGGATGCCATTTCAGCGGACCATGTCTGTGGACGAGCTGCGGCGCCGCAACGAAGCGTCGAGCGCCGAGGCCGAGCAGGACAGGCAGGAGGAGAGTGATGAGCGTGAGTGACGAACGCGTGCGGGTGCGGGTGCTGTTGTTGGTCGGGGATGAGGCGGAGATCGTCGCGGACGTCCGGCCCGAGGAGCGGGCGGAGCCGCAGCGGTACCCGGTGGAGGAGATCGCCGAGGCGGCGGGTGTCCCGCGCGGGGAGCTGCCGGGAGTTGTGTTGACGGCCGTGGTGGGGGCGGGTGATCGGCTGCACGGTTGGCAGCGAGTGTGAGGGTGGGCCCGTCCTTGGTGGCGGGCCTTTCCTCACCGATCAGTGTTGCAAAACTAGGCGTGAGTGCTGTAGAGTTAGACGTGTCGGAACGGGGGGTGACAGCCCCAACCGACACCAGTTGAAAACTCCAGAGAGGAGAACGTCATGGCAGACGACCGTGACGACAGGGAGCGATTCTCGGAGCTCGAAGAGCTCATCATGGCGGCACACGGATTCCTCCGTGTGCTGTTCGAGGAACTGCCCGTCCCCGTGGTGGTCATCGGCTTCGACGCCGAGACTGACGACCACTCCGAGGTGCTGCTGAGCCTGGACAGGGCCCGCCACCTCATCGAGGACGAGCCGATCCCCAGCTTCGAGAAGAAGGCCATCAGTCGGTTGGTACTGGACTGGTTCTCGGCCACCGAGATGCTGGTGCTCACCAAGCTCGCGGGGCCCGCTCCCTGGCGGATGGACAGCGTGGAATACGCGCTCCATCGGTTCATCGCCGTCGCTGAAATGATCGAGCGAGGCGAGCTGGACGACGACGAGTCGTAGCAGCTCACCCGCCCCGGGCAGCCAGTCCGGGGCGGGCTCCCCTTCTCCTCTTCGGGGTGCTCAACACCCCGCACGTCCCCTGTCACGCACAGAGGCCGACGCGAATCCCGCCGGGGCGGGGTGACAGGCGTCGGCCTCTGACCAGTTGAATCGTCCAGAAAGGATGACTCCCGGCCATGGTAGAGCAGCCAGGCTTGATCACACCAGAAATCGCGGAGCGGTACGGGGTGAGCGAGCACACGGTCCGCAAGAGCTGGACACAGCACCCGGAGTGGCCAACCCCGAAGGGGAAGCGCGGCCGGTTCAAGGAGTACGGCGCCGATGACGTGGCCGCGTGGGTACGCGAGCACGTGCAGCGCGCGGCGGTGGAATTGGAGCCGAATCGGCTCTACACGGCGCAGCAGCTCGACGAGGCCGGGATCGGTGTGAAGGCCGGGACGATCCGCGCCGACGTGTCGCGCGGTCGCTGGCCCGCGCCCGACGACGAGGAGCACGGGGTGAAGCGGTGGCGCGGAGCCACCGCGATGGCGGCTGTGGCGAGTCGTAGGGCGTACCGGCGTAGCGAGTAGCGACATTCCGCCTCCCTCGGGCGTCGATCGCCCCCCAATGGTGTTGCAAAACTAGGCGTGAGTGCTGTAGAGTTAGACGTGTCGGAACGGGGGGTGACAGCCCCAACCGACACACCAGTTGAATTCCACAGAGAGGAACAAGAGATGGCTGACCGCTACGAGCGCATGCTCCGCGCCATGCGCGTGGACCTGACCCTCGCCTACGCACAGCTCGCGCTCGTCTGCCACCGCATGCCGATCCCCGTCGACCTCCCCACCCACGAGGACATCGACTTCCAGGACGACATGACCCCAGCCGTGCGCCGTCTGGTCGAGATCGCTGACGATCTCCCCGTAGACGAGGACACGAAGGCCGGAGTTTTCATGACGGCCATCGACTGGCTCACCGCCGTCGACCTCTGGACGCTCCTGGCCTCCACCGGGCAGAACACCGTGCGCGAAATGTGCTTCACCGGAGCCCTCGTCCGCGTTCGCGAGCTGCTCGCTGAACTCCTCCAGGACGGCGACGCCGAGTACGGCACCGACCAGGAGTGACGCTCAGCGCCCCCGCCCAGCCAGGGCGGGGGCTTCCCACGTCCCGCCACCTGGTATACGCCTTTACCCTCCGGGCATGACCAGCAGCGACCCGCAGGCGCGCCCCCTGAGCGGGAAGGGGCGATTCGTGCGATCCGTCGACACGGCCGAGCGCGACGCCCAGGCCGCGCGCCTGCGCTCCGAGGGACGCACCTACCGCGAGATCGCCACCGAGCTGGGCTACTGCTCGAAGGGCGCTGCGCACGACGCCGTATCCCGCGCCCTGCACGCCATCGTCCGTGACGACGCCGAGGCCCTCCGCGCACGCGAGGCCGAGCGCCTCGACGGCCTCTACGAGGAGGCCCTCGGCGTCCTTGAACGAACCCACTACGCGCACTCCCACGGCCAGCTCGTCATCGGGCCGAACGGCGAGCCCCTGCACGACCCCGGCCCGCAGCTCTCCGCCCTGCGCGAGATGCGGCAGATCAGAGAGTCCTACCGGCGCCTGCACGGCCTGGACGCCGCGCAAGCGGCTGACGTCACTGTCCGGGCGACCGCGCCGCCGGCCGACGAGCCCGATCGGCAGCAGCGGCTCGGCGCCGTCGCCGCCGAGATCGCCCGCCGCGCCGCGTCCGGACAGGACCCGGACGCCGAGAGCCTGCTGTCCGGACAGTGACCGGACACGCCTACGCCGGGTACAGCGACGCCGAGCTGCACGCCGAAGCCCGGCGCCTGGCCGCCCTCCAAGACCCGGCGATGATGGGCCTGTACCTGAACCCCGGCGGCGCCTACCGGGTACGGGCGCACACCCGGCTGATCGCCTCGGCGCTCGCCGAGCTGGGGCCGGATGCGGATCGGCTGCTGGTCACCACCCCGCCCCAGGTCGGGAAATCAGTGCTCGTCTCCGAGCTGCTGCCGATCTGGTGGCTGGCCCGGCGCCCGGCCGACCGCATCGCCATCGCCTCGTACGCGGGCAGCCTCGCCACGAAGAAGTCGCGCGCGGTGCGGCGCCTGGTGGCCGAGCACGGCGAAGCGTTCGGGCTGCACCTCCAGCGCGGCGAACAGACCGCCTACGACTGGTCATTGGCAGAGGGCGGCGGGGTGCGCGCGGTCGGCGTCGGCGGCGGCCTGACCGGGCATCCCATCACCGGGGTTGGAATCGTGGACGACCCGCACAAGGACAGAAGCGAAGCCGACACCGCGCTGATGCGCGAGCACGTGTGGGACTGGTGGAGCAGCGTCTTCCTCTCCCGGCTGCGCCCCGGTGTCCCCGTGGTCCTGGTTCAGACCCGGTGGCACCCCAACGACCTCGCGGGCCGCGTCCTGGACCACGAAGGCACGACGGCCGAGGGCGGGCGGTGGCGCGTCGTGCACCTGCCGGCGCTCGCCACCCAGGAGACCGACCCGCTGGGCCGCGCGGCCGGGGAACCGCTGACCCACCCTGCGCTCGCCGACGAGGCGCGCGCCGAGCTGCTGGCGCACTGGCACGACAAGCGGCGCACGACCACGCCGCGCGACTGGGGAGCGCTCTACCAAGGGGACCCGCAGCCAGCGGCCGGCGCGCTGCTCACCCACGCGGAGATGGCCGACGCCTACTGCCCCTCGCCCACGGCGCCTACCCGGCGTGCCGTAGCGGTCGACCCGTCCGGCGGCGGCAGGGACACCGCCGGGGTGGTCGCCGGGTACCTCGGCACGGACCAGCGGCTGTATCTGACGCACGATCGGACGCGGCAGATGTCGTCGGATCAGTGGGCCCGCGCGGCGTGCACGCTCGCCGCGGAGACCGAGGCGACGCTGATCCACGTGGAGAAGAACTACGGCGGCGACATGGTGACGTTGGCGATCCGCACGGCGTGGGACGCGCTCCAGCGGGAGCGGACGATCGCAGCGGAGGCGCTGCCGCCGTTCGTCCAGCCGGTCACCGCGCGAGCCGGAAAGCTGTTGCGTGCCGAACCCGTCGCGCAGCAGTGGCGGGAAGGCCGGGTGCGCCTCGCCGCGCACTTGCCTGAGTTGGTATCCGAGTGGGTGTCCTGGCAGCCCGGGTCGGACTCCCCGGGCCGGATCGACGCGAGCGTGTACCTGGCCTACGGACTGCTGCGGGCCCCGGGCGCGCGGGAGTCGATCAGCTCGCCCGCCGGGGTGTCCCTGTCCTCCGTCGGAACCGGGCGGGCCAGCGTCGGCGCGGCGACGATCGGCCGATCCGGATACGTCCGCTGACCTGTCCGCCACGTATCCGCCCTGTCCGGGGCAGTGTCCGGACACGGGCAGGACTGCGGCGTACGCGCCCCTACCGTGCCCCTGTGGCCCACCAGATCATTCTCGCGCTCCTCACCCTCGGCGCTGTCGCACGCGTGACACGGCTCATCGCCGAGGACCTCATCACCGCGCCTCTACGCGGCGCCGTCGAGCGTCGCGGTGCCACGTCGGCGGGGTGGCGGTGGTTGTCGGAGCTGATGCACTGCCAGTGGTGCGCCTCGATCTGGGTCGCCGCCGGAGTCGGCGCCGCGCACTGGGCATGGCACGGCACGACCGTCTTCCTGTACGTCGTCGCGGCGCTCACCGCCTCACACGTCGTCGCGCTCGCGGCCTCGTGGCTCGACTCGCCCCCGCCGCCGAAGCACATCATGATCGACCCGCTGGCAGTGGACATGGCCGTCCGCGACCGGCGCCGGTAGGGGGTCGCGATGGCGTGGTGGAAGCTCCACAAGCGCGACAAGCCCGGCGAGCCCGAGGGAGCAGGCGGCGCCGTCCTCGCCTCGGCCGCTCTCGTCTCACGAGACCAAGTCCGCACAGTCGTCGGGAAACGGGAAGACTGGCAAACGGAAGGGTGGGATTTCTACCGCGCCGTCCCCGAGCTGCGGGCAGGCGTCTCCTGGGCCGCGAACGGCTGCTCGCGTGCGCGCCTGTACATCGGCCGTATCGACCCTGACGGCAGTAGCGAGCCCATTCCCGTCGAAGCCGAGGGCGACGACGAGATCAGTGCCGACCAAGCTGCGGCGCTCCTTGCCCCGCTTCAGGAGCTCGCTGGCGGGCAGCTCGGCCAGTCCGAGATGCTGCGCCGCCTCTCCGTGCTTCTCGACATCCCCGGCGAGTCTTACCTGCTCGGCTACGACGACCCCACATCGGGCGAGCGCCGGTGGCTGGTGTGCTCCCCAAGCGAAGTCACCAGCGCAGCGGGCGGCGCCACGATCCGCGTGCAGCTCCCTGACTCTCCAACGGCTCGGGTCGAGCTGTCGCTGGAGGAGTGCACGCTGATCCGGCTGTGGCGCCCGGATGCCGAGGTAGCGCATCGGCCGGACTCCCCGATTCAGGCACTTCGTGATCCGCTGCGTGAGCTGCAAGGGCTGTCCGCTCACGTGCTCGCGACGGTGGAGTCTCGGCTGGCCGGCGCCGGTTTGATGCTGCTGTCCGATGACGTGGCGCCGGCGACGCCGCAGCAGTCTGACGGGCCGAACCCGCTGCATGCCAATCCGGTCGCGTCCGCGCTGCTGGAGTCGATGGCGACCCCGCTGAAGAACCGCGACTCTGCCGCGGCGATTGTGCCGCTGCTGCTCACCACGCCCGGATCGCCGAAGGACAAGCTCGTCTACGAGAGCTTCGCGACCGAATTGGACGCGAACGTCCTCCCTCTGCGGGAGGCCGCGATCAAGCGGGTCGGAATCGGGCTGGACGTGCCTCCCGAGACGCTGACGGGCATGGCCGACTCGAATCACTGGAGCGCCTGGCTCACCGACGAGACCGGCATCAAGATGCACATCGAGCCCAAGCTGGGCTTGATCGCCGAGGCTCTCACCGAGCGGTACTTCAGGCCCGCGTGGGAGGCGCTCGGCGTCCCGGACCCGGAAAACTGGTGCTGCTGGTACGACACGTCCGAGCTGCGGCAGCGGCCGAACCGCAGTCCCGAGGCGGCCGAGGCGCACTCGCGCGGCGTGCTGTCGGATGCCGCGTACCTGCGCGAGCTGGGTTTCAGTACGGAGGACATGCCAGACGACGACGAGCAGCGCCGTCGCCTACTGCTGCAACTCGCCACCAGTAGTCCGCAGTTGGCGCCAGCCGCGCTGGAGGAGCTCGGCGTACCCCTGCCCGACGCGCAGCAGGCCGCAGCAACGGACGCGGACCGCGCCCCGGTCTCCATCGCCCGCCCCCGCGAATCGAGCGAGGAAGAACCGCCACGGAACGGGCCGCCCGAACTCACCGCCTCTGCGGCTGCGGCTGCGGAGGACTGGCGGGTGTCCTGCCTCGATATGGCCGTGCGCCGCGCCCTGGAGCGCGCCGGGCAATGGCTCCTTAACCGGGGCGGTCGGTCGCTGCGGGGGCAGTATCGGGACGTGCGGCTGCATCAGATCCATGTGCACCTCGGCGTCCAGGCCGAGCAGCTCGACCAGATGCTTCACGGCGCCTACCAACTCTTGTACGACACCATCCCTGGCGATGCCTGCCTGCACCGCGTCGTGGACGACTACGTGCGTGCACTGCTGGTGACCGGGGAGGAGCACCGCCGCGAGTACCTCGCCCGGGCGCTCGCTCAGGCGCAGTGCGAGGGGCAGGTCGCGTGATGGCCGCGGCGCCGGACCCGTGGCTGTCCGCGCGGATGCACGATCGCGCGCGCATCGCTGCCGCCGAGCGTGACCTGGCGCCGGCAGTGCAGGCCGCGGTAGAGGAGTACCTCGCGGAGGTACGTAGCGGGCTCGGGCTCGGAACAGCCCTGACCGCGGCTGGCACGTCGGACGGGGCAGGCCCGGATTGGACAGGGTGGCCGGGCGAGAGCCGGTGGCGGCGTCTCGTGCAGCGGCATATCGCCCCGGTGTGGCGGCAGGTGTGGCTCGGCGCGTACGCGCGTACCGCGCCCGAGGCTCCGGAGGGGGCGGGAGAGGGACGCACGGAGGAGGAGAGCGAGCAGCTCGCCGAGCGGCTCCGCGCGTGGCCGCGCCGGGTGTGGGAGCGCATGCGCACCACGTGGCGTGAGGGGGGCCGGCGCGGGGAGAGTCCTGCGGAGCTGCGGGAGCGGCTGGCCGGGATGGCAACGCTGGAAGAGTGGGACGGGTCGGCGCTGACGATGACGCGGACCGAAGTGATCGGCGCGCTCAACTCGGGATCGCTGCGGGCCGCGATGGACGAGCAATCCCGTACCCGGCGCCGGTGGAAGAAGGAATGGCTCGCCACCGGAGACCACCGCACCCGCCCAACCCACCGGACAGCGAGCGGACAACGGGTGCCGGTCACCGAGCCGTTCACCGTCGGTGGGTCCCGGCTCCAGTTTCCCGGTGATCCGCGCGGGGCGGCGTCCGAGTCGATCAACTGCCGCTGCTCGATGACCCTCAGCCCCGGAGAGTAGGAGACCTGCTGTGCTCATCCCCTGGACTTCAGCCCTTGTGGCCGCCGCGTCCCCGGCGGTCGATGTCGCTGACGACGGCACCTGGACCGGCACGATCGCGCTCGTCAACGAGTGGAGCGCGGACGGCCGCATGCTAGCGCTCGCCGACGGTGACGAGATCGACGTGCGTCCGCTGCCGCTGCCGGTGACCGTGCAGTACGTCACCGGTCCTCGCCACGATGGCGCCACCGTCGGCCTCATGACGCTCGATGAGGTGTGGCGCGACGAGTCGCGGGTGATGGGCGGGGGGCGCATCGACATGGACGATCCGGAGGGTGCCGCGCTCGCCCGGAAGATCACCCGCGGGTTCTTCCGGTTCGTCAGCGCGGACATCGACCGTGCGGACGGCCGCGTGGTGTGCGTCGGCGAGGACGGGCAGCCCAGCGACGACTGCGAACCGGACGCCGAGCCCGCAGAGCTGTACACCCAGTGGCGCATCATGGGCGCCGCGCTCCTCGCTCATCCGGCTTTCCCGGAGGCGCAGATCGGCATGGCCGAGCAGCAGACCGGCGAAGATGTGCCGGACGCCGGCGACCAGGACGAGTTCCAGTGCGTGCGCCCGGGGGTCGACGGCGGCTGGGTGCCGGCCGACTGCGAAGAGGAAGGCGCCGTGCCCGCGAACGAGACCGGAGACGGGCCTGCCGACCCGGCAGACGCGGTGGTGGCCGCAGCATTCCGGCGCGAGGGGTGGGAGCCGCCCACGGACTGGTTCCGGGCTCCGGAGCTGGCGGACCTCCAGCCGGTGACGGTGGACGAGGACGGCCGTGTGAGCGGTTATCTCGCGGCGTGGGGCGTCGAGCACCGCTCCTACCCGGGCCGCGCAGTCACACCGCCCCAGAGCCCGAGCGGGTACATGCTGTTCAACTCCCGTCCCTTCGCGACCTCGGAGGGCCTGGTGGACGTCGGGCTCATCACGATGGGCACCGGGCATGCCGCACTCGGCCTCACGCGTCAGGCGGCGGCCGAGCACTACGACCACACGGGCACGATGGCGGCCGTCGTGCGCGCGGGCGAGGACTCACGCGGGATCTGGCTCGCGGGCGCCGTGCTGCCGGATCTGTCGGACGAGCAGCGGCTACGCCTCAGCCTCAGCCGGTTCTCCGGAGACTGGCGACAGGAGGGCAGCGGCCTGGAGCTGGTCGCCGCCTTGGCCGTCAATACGGAGGGCTTCCCGGTGCCGACCAAGCGCCGCACAGAGCAGGGGGATTACGCGCTCGTCGCCGCTGGAGCACTCCCCGCCACCGCGGGGCCGGCGGGGCCAGACATCGCCGCACTCACGGACGCAGTGCTCGCGGAGCAGGCCCGTCGAGAGCGTGCCACAGCAGCCACCGCCCGCGTGCAGGGCGCTCGGGCTGCCATGGCAGCCCGCCGCATCCGTGCTGCGCGCGCACCTCGACTCACCACTACACGGAGGGACTGACATGGGATGCAACTGCGGCGGACGCGGGGGCGGTCGCGCCACCCGACCCGGTGCTGCCGGCACTGTGTGGCGCCACACCGACAAGTACGGCGGCCGGGTCGATTACGCATCCGAGTCCAGTGCTCGCGTCGCACAGCGAGCCCGGGGCGGCACTATCGCCCAGATCGACCCCCGCACAGGCGCCACCATCACCCCGAACGCGAAGGGACGCTGACCATGGGCTACAACCTGGACATTGCCAACCGCTTCACCTACCACCCGCCGCAGAACGGCCAGCCTGAACGGTACGAGCGCCTGCGCGCGGCAGGTCGGGAGTTCGCGGAGCTGCTGGTCGAGCTGTGCCCGTCATCTCCGGAGCTATCGCGTGCAGTAGCGCACGTGGACGAGGCAGTGATGAACGGGAACGCAGCCATCGCCCGCCACGACGGATGACCTCGGCGTACGCGCCCCTACCCTGACGCGCAACCTATTGCTCTGCTGGCTGCTGTGGGCCGGGAGCTGACGACGACCCCCTATCAGAGAGGGGCGAAGCGTGAGCTTCCTCGATGACGTCCTCGCCAAGCTCGGCGAGGCCCCAGCAGACCAGCACGCGGACATCGTCCGTCAGGCCATCGCCGACGCCGCCGAGCTGAATGCGGCCGACGTCACCGCCGAGGTGCTGCGCCGGTTCGACGCGGCGACGGAGGGCGACGGGCCCGCCAGCGACGAGACAGTAGCCGTGCTGGAGCACCTCGCAGCCATTGCTGACGGCGTGACTGAGCATCAGCAGGCCGCCGATGAGCGGACGCAGCGCGCCGCGGACGCCGCCGAGCGGCTGCGCAACCTCCCGTCGCCGACGGACAGCGATGAGCCGGAGGCGGAGCCGGATGAGGACCCGCAGCCGGACCCGGCCACCCCCTCGGAGCCGGTCGCCGAACCGGTGGTAGCCGCTGCGCGGCCGCGCGCTCCGCGCGTCCCGCTCGGCATGCACTCCGCCACCCCGCCCGCGGCACCGTCCACGGACGGTCGCACCGAGCACACCCTCATCGCCGCCGCCGACGTGCCCGGCTACTCGACCGGCCAGCAGCTCGACGGTCTGAGCGACTTCGGGCACGCGTGGGAGCAGCGCATGATGCCGCTGATCACCACTGGCGGGCGGGGCGGTGGCGGCCGTCAGCGCGTCGGCGTCGCCCGCATCCGGCGTGACGTGCCGGAGGCATTCGCGATCCGGGACGACTCCGAGGCCGACGCGAAGATCAAGGCAGCCACCGACGAGCAGCAGTTGTCGGGCGGGTCTTTGGTGGCGGCAGGCGGCTGGTGCGCGCCGTCCGAGACGCTGTATGACCTGTGTGACCTGCGGATCACGCAGGATGGCATGGTGGATCTGCCGACCGTCACCGCCAGGCGTGGCGGTATCCGCTATCCCGCAGATTTCGACTGGGCAGCCATTTTCGGCGCCTGGGACACCGTCGGATTCCACCAGACCGAAGCGGACGCCATCGACGGCAAGGAGAAGCCGTGCCTTGAGGTGCCGTGCCCGGACGACTTCATCGAATGCCGTCTCGATGTCGACGGCGTGTGCCTGCGCACCCCGATCCTCACCGAGCGCGGCTGGCCCGAGCGCGTCGCTCAGTTCACCGAGGGCGTCCTCGCGATCCACGCGCACAAGCTGAACGCGTGGAAGATCGCGCGGATGGAGGAGCTGAGCACGGCGGTCACCATGCCGGCCCCCGCGGCTCCGGACCCGTCCTCCGCGGTCGCCGACCCGCACGGCCCCGGGCTGGTCGAGGGCGTGCTGAGCATGCTCGAACTTCAAGTGCACTACCAGCGGTACCGCGAGCGCCTCTCGTCCAACGCCACGCTGGAGATGCTTGCCCCGATCTGGCTCAAGCCCATCCTCAAGAGTGACCTGCGGAAGAAGCAGGCCATCGAGCGCCGTTGGACGGTCGCGGACGGCGACATCGACAGCTACCTCCGGTCGGTCGGCGTCTCGCCGCAGTGGGTGTACGACTGGCAGGACGCCTACGCCGACCAGGACGAAGCCGGTTTCGGCGGTGGCACGGTGCCGACCGTGTGGCCGGACGAGGTCAAGGTCCTCCTCTACCGGGCCGGTTCATTCTTCCAGCTCCAGGCCGACGTCATCTCGCTCGACGGGGTGTACGACCACGCCTCGCTGACGCAGAACATGTACACCTCGCTCTTCACCGAGGAGGGCATCCAGGTGTGCATGCGCTGCGGCGTTTCCTATGTGGTCACCATCCCGCTGTGCGCCAACGGCTTGTCGGGCGGGCTCCAGACGGTGACCTGCGCTGCCGGCGGCGGTGGCGACGACGGCGAGGACACCCCCTGATCCGGTAGCCCGGGGCCGCTCCGGCGCCCCTCCCCCTTTTGGTGCTGTCGAGCACCGGCCCCGGGCTGCCTCCCCCATGCTGCGGAGGCGCATTGAGTACCCCTGTTCCGGGGCGCGTGGAGGTAGACGCGCCTCCCCTCACGCCCTACACCTACGGCCTGCTGTCCGTTGCCGAGGTCGTCACCGGTGACGGCCGCTGGCAGATCGGCGGCGTCGAGTACGAGACGGACGCGTGCGCGCAAGGCGGGCGCGTGGAGGGCTCCTGCCCGGTACCGGTCGGTGAGCCGGAGACGGCCACCCTCACCGTGGAGCCGGACGCCGAGCAGCAGATCGGCGTGAGCGTCTACCCGGCGTCCGACACCACGCCCAGGCAGGTGCGGCTGGTGGCGGATGAGGCGCTGTCGGGGCCGGTCACGGTCACGCTGTCCGGGCCTGAGGCGGCGCCTGCGGCGAGCGTGGATGAGGACGCGTCGCAGGGCCGCACCGTCGTCCTCGCCCTCGACAACACCGCCCGCGGCGGCACGATCAGCCGCACGCTGGAGCCGGGCGCGAGCGAGACGCTCACCCTCGCCGAGGGCGACTGGACCCTCAACCCCTGCGGGGGCGGGTTCGTGATCCCGCTGGAGGAGACGGACCCGGATACGGCTGTCGCCACCTGCACCCTGGAGCAGGGCGTGACCGTCACAGCCGGCGAGGACAACCCCGACTCCCTCACCTACCAGGTGGGTGAGGAGGCTGGCGGCACGCTCGCCGCGGGCGAGACCGCAACGCATGTCCTGCCAGCCGGCTCCTACCGCGTGGCCGCGCAGGCGGCAACCGGCGAGCAGGCCACCGGCACGCTCACCCTGCCCGGCGAGGACAGCGTCACGCTGACGGTCACCACAGCCGCCCCCACCAGCCACGACAAACCACTCGCCGAGGGCCTCGACTGGGTGTCCGGCGGTGGCCCGTTCACCGTCTACCACCGCGCCGAATGCTCCACTGTCGCGTTCGAAGAGGCGGGCATGCGGGCCATGGCGCGGCTGCGGCTGGTCGAGAACCGCGAGGTCGAGCGCGCGTTCTCTCTCCAGCTCGCCGCGGTCGAGGCACGCCAGCCCCTCGGCGAGGAGGCGGTGCCGCTGCCGGTCGCGCTCGGCGCGCTGGAGGCAGACGCGGCGCTGCACTACGCGGGCCAGCCCACGCTGCACGCCCCGCGGTGGACGCAGCCGTACTGGTCGACGGCACGTCTGGTCTCCCAACAGGGGCCTGCGCTGCGCACCGAGCTGGAATCCCCTGTGGCGCTTGGCGGCGGCTACTACGACGACCCGTCGGCGCCCGGAGACCCGGACCCGGCCGCAGGCGAGTTCTGGCTGTACGCCACCGGCACTGTGCGCGCCCACCGCGGACAGCCGTTCGCGCACGAGGTGGTGGACCCGCCCACCAACACCCGCATGGCGATTGCGGAGCGCACCTATGCGCTCGATCACGACTGCTACGTGGCAGCCGTGCTCGTCTCCGTCGCTCCCGCAGGGGGTGGCGAGTGACCGGCATGGACTGCCCCCGCTCGGGCCGGGCCGGCGATCTGGTGCGCCGTGTCCAGCTCGGCCTGCGCCCCACGGTGCGGGCCGGGGCGCAGGTGGCGGGCGGTGAGCGTGCCGGGCTGGTGGTCCCCTTGCACGCCCCGCCTGCCATTTCGCCCGCCGGCCGCCGCTCTGTGCGGCGCCGCCGCGCCACATCTACTACGAAGGAGCCCTGCTGATGGCGTGCCCCTCTCTGCTGCGCGGCACGGCGCTGCGCGCGACCCGTCTGGACGCCTGCGGGCGGCCGGCGTATGGCGACTGCAACCAGGTGGTAAGCGACGGATTCGTGACCGTCTCGATGTCGGCCGAGACCGAGGAGGGCGAGGACATCTCGGTCACCAAGGCCAACGGCAAGACGTGCATCAGCGAAGCCGGGTGCGAGCAGCTCTCGTACCACTCGCTGGAGCTTGAGTTTTGCGAGGTCGACCCTGACCTTGTGCAGATCATGAACCCCAGCTTCGAGATCTACCGCGACTTCGACGGCAACGCGATCGGCTGGGACGAGTCGACGGAGCTGCGGTGCGATGTCGGCTACGCGCTGGAGCTGTGGACCGACGTGTACGCCGCCGAGGACGCATGCAGCGGCGCGGGCTCGCAGGGGCAGTGGGGCTACTTGCTGCTGCCGTGGGTCATCGGCGGCGCGAGCGGGGACTTGGAGATCACCAACGACGCGGTCAGCTTCAACTTCACCGGGAGGACCAAGACCGGAAGCGGCTGGCGGAAGGGCCCGTACAACGTTCAGGCTGGCGAAGGCGGCGTGCCGGGGCCGATGCTCAAGCCGATCGGCCCGAAGACGCCCAGGCGCTTCTTCGTCACCACGATCCGGCCGCCCGAGCCGGAGTGCGGCTGCCAGCCGGTGGACCGTCCTACTCCGGACCCGGCGGACCTGTACATCACCGGGCAGGCGAACGACGCCGACCGCAAGACCGTGCGCTTCCGGGCGGACAACCACGGTTTCGGCCCGCTCATGGTCGACTGGGGCGATGACTCCGACCCGCAGGAAGTCGCTGACGGGGCGTGGGTGACGCACGTCTACGACACCGACGGCGAGTACACGATCCAGGCGTGCGACAAGGAAACACCGGTCATCTGCGCCGAGCGTGAGGTGACGATCCCGCTGCCGGCCGACGAGCCGACGCTGAAGCTGACGGCGGAGAACGCCGACGACCCCTATGAGGTGACAGCCACGGTCGGGCTGCCGTCGCAGTCGGACGGCACTGCGCTGATCGACTGGGGTGACGGTAGCGAGCCGGAGGAGATCAAGGCCGGTGAGGACGGCAGCGTCTCCGTCACCCACAAGTACAGCGTGCCCAGCGTCTACACGGTCAGTGTGCGGCGTGGGGACATCGACACCTACCGCACGCGCGAGGCGATCCTCGTCCCCGCCGAGAACCCCGGCCCGACGCCGGATGGCCCGAAGGCGACCGCATCTGCGGACCCTGATGACTCGTCGGGCCGCACGGTCGTCCTGGACATCGACAACACCGGCGGCGACGGCCCCACCGACCCCGACGAGGGACCAGAGGTTGAGGCTGCCGCCGACCCCGCCGACGCGTCCGGCCGGACTGCCGCACTCACCATCGACAACGCCTGAGGAGACCCGACTATGGCTGACACCACGATCGACTGGGGCGACGGCTCCCCCGTAGAGGACGGCCCGGAGAAGGGCACTGTGTCCCACACCTACGAGGAGGACGGTCCGCAGACGGCGACCGTGTGCGACGCGGAAAATCCCGACGCCTGCACCGAGGTGGAATTCGAGATCCCGTTCCCGGTGGAGGAGCCCACGGTGACCGCCGAGGCGGACCCGGAGGACGAGACCGGCCGCACGGTCGCGATCACCCTCGCTGGATTCCCCGAGGACTCGGCAGTGTCCGTCACCTGGGGCGACGACTCGGAGGCGGAGGAGCTGGCCGCTGGCACCACCTCGGCCACACACGCCTACGGCGACGGAGTGGAGGGCGAGCAGACCATCACTGCTACCTCCACCTCGGACGAGTCGATCACCGCCACCGCGACGTTCACCCCGGAGCCCCTGCCCGCCCCGGAGCCGTCGGTATCGGCCGAGGCGGACCCTGACGACGACACTGGCCGCACGGTCGCGATCGAACTCGCCGGCTACCCCGAGGATTCGGCAGTGTCGGTGGACTGGGGCGATGGCACCGAGGCGGAGGAGCTGGAGGCCGGTACCACGACCGCGACGCACGCCTACGGCGACGACGTCGAGGGCGAGCAGACGATCACCGCGACGTCTGCGGGGGACGAGGAGATCACTGCGTCTGCGAGTTTCACGCCGGAGCCGCTGCCGGCGCCGGACCCGACGGTGATCGCGAGCGCGGACGAGTCGGACGAGACCGGCCGCACCGTTGCGATCGAGATCTCCGGATTCCCCGGGGACTCGGCGGTCTCGGTGGACTGGGGTGACGACTCGGACGCCGAGGAGCTCGCCGCTGGCACCACGACTGCCACGCACGCGTACGCGGCCGGCGTGGAGGGAGAGCAGACGATCACGGCCACGTCCACGGGAGACGAGTCGATCAGCGCGACGGCGACGTTCACTCCCGAGCCGGCTCCGGAGCCCGAGCCGTCGGTGACCGCCGAGGCCGATGCGGACGACGACACCGGCCGCACCGTGACAGTCACGATCGCCGGATTCCCCGAGGACTCCGCGGTGAGCGTCGCGTGGGGCGATGACACCGAGGCCGGGGAGATCGCGGCCGGCGAGACGACCGCTACCCACCAGTACGCCGAGGACGTGACGGGCGAGCAGACCATCACCGCCACGTCCGCCGCCGACGAGGAGATCACCGCCAACGCGACGTTCACCCCCGGCGGTGACGCCGCAGGGTTCGCGCCGCGCTCCTCCAAGCGCAAGCGCAAGTAACCCCCGGGGCCGCCCCACACACGGGGCGGCCCCGCACACCCCTGGGAGGCCGGTCATGCCGGATCAGGTACTGGACGGGCCGTGCGGCCCGTGGCCGCTCGACACGTCCTGCTGCCCCGGCTGGCCAGATACCCCGGCCGAGTGGACCCCCGAGCAGCAGGCGGCGGCGGAGATCGCGACCGAGGTGCTGTGGCGGCTGACGGCGGGCCGGTATGGGCTGTGTGAAGAGCTGATCCGGCCGTGCCGGCGAGGCTGCGATTCGCCGTACTCGGGGCCGGAGTCGCTTCTGCGGCCGGTCCTCGACAGCGGACGTTGGTACAACCGCCCATGCGGATGTGGACCGTCGGGCTGCTTGTGTACCCCGCTGTGCGAGATCTACCTGCCGGGCCCGGTCCACTCGGTGGTCGCAGTCAAGCAGGACGGGCACGTGGTGGACGCGTCCGGATACGTCCTGCACCACACCGCAACGGGCGGACAGCTCGTCCGGACAGAAGGTGAGTGCTGGCCCGACTGCCAGCGGCTGGACCGTCCGGACACCGATCCGGACACCCTGTCCGTGCGGTACCTCCGCGGCCTGGAGGTACCCGCTGCCGGACGTCGCGCGGTGGGCCAACTCGCCTGCGAGATCGAGAAGCTGTGCTCAGGGAGGCCGGGCGGCTGCGCACTGCCGACCGGCGTCAAGTCGGTGACGCGGGAGGGCGTGTCCTACGACATCGTCCCGCCCGGCGACTGGTCCGAGACCCTCCAGGCGCACATGCCGCAGGTGTGGGCGTGGGTGCAGATGGTGAATCCGAAGCAGCACCGCCAGCACGGCGCCGTTTTCAGCCTTGATCTGCCGCCCGCTCCAGTCTCAGCGCGCTACCGGCCGGGGGTGCCCCAATGACGACCCCCGCTGATGTGCTGCTGCCGCCGGATGCGGACCCGCGGCTGGGGCCGGTGCTGTCCGGGCTGACCGCGTGCCTGTGCGCGGCGCTGGCCGAGGGTGGCCGGCCGGCATGCGCCTGTTGCCTGGTGTGGGGTGACTCGCCTCCGGCGCAGGATTTCTGCGCGTGCGACTGCGACGGCGGGCACGGGCAGGCGTGGGTACGGGTGGTGCGGCAGGACCCCGTGGTGACCGAGCAGCGGCGCCGGCGCTGCCAGACGTGGCGGATGCAGACCACGGTCGAGCTCGGCGTGGCTCGCTGCGTCGCGGTGGTCGCCGAGGACGGGCAGTCCGCGCCGACGTGTGAGCAGCGCGAGGCCGACGCGTGGGGGCTGGTCCTCGATCAGCGGCTGCTGCGGGAGGCCGTGGCGTGCTGTGACGCGCTCGCGGACGTGCAGGTGTGGCCGGGGCCGGTGGCTCCGATGGGGCCGCAGGGCGGATGTGCCGGTGTGACGGTGCAGATCACGGTGGAGGTGTAGCGGTGGCCGGGACGACAGCGATCGTGTGCGTACTGCTCGGCGTGTGCGGCGTGGCGGGCACGGCTGTGCTGGCTCGGGCGCGGGTGGAGATGGCGCGGATTCAGGCGCAGGTCGATCGGCGGAGGCGGTAGTCGTGGGCGTGCGGGTGGACGTATCGATCGACGAGGCCGCGCTGGCGCGGGTGGTGGACGACGTGGTGGACGACGTGACAACTGCTGTAGCCAACCGCGCCCGCCAGCGTGCCCCGGTCGATCAGGGCCGGCTGCGCGCGTCGATCCGGTCGGAGACTCGGCGCCGTGGGTCGCGGGTGGTCGGCGAGGTGTGGTCATCGCTGGAGTACGCGGCATACGTGCACGAGGGCACCGGTATCTACGGTCCGTCTGGGCAACCGATCCGCCCGAAGCGGGCCAGGTTCTTGTCGTGGGAGCAGCGCGGAGTGGGCCGGGTGTACGCGCGGCAAGTGCGCGGGCAGCGCCCGCAGCCGTGGCTGCTGGAGGCGCTGCGGGATGTCTCGCCGTGGCCGGTGGAGCAGACCGCCCGGTACTGACCCCTACCCTGCCCACAACCACCAGATGAAAGAGGACCCACCATGGCCACCGAGTTTGTGATCGACGGCGACGCTGGGCATGACCCGGAACGCCTCCCGCCGGTCTCTGTGCGCATCGACGGCGAGGTCTACCAAGCCCACTGCCCGAAAGATTCGATCGGTCTGCTCTACGCGGACTTCGAGGAGCGTGCTGACGACGCTAGCGCGCAGCGCGGGATCACGGAGCAGACTCTCCGGATGATCCTCGCTCCAGAGGACGCCGAGGCGGTCATGGCCAAGGTCCTGGACATGGGCAATCGCCGGGTCGGCGTCTCGTACGTCATGGATCTGGCGCAGAAAGTGATGCGGCATTATGAGCCCCAGCTCCAGCAGCAGCGTGAGGAGATGGGAGTAGCCGAGCCGCAGAACCGCGCCCAGCGTCGCAGCGCGGCGAAGCGGGCGCCGGCGAAGAAGGCCGCAGCCAAGAAGACGGCTACCAAGAAGCCTGCCGCCCGGTGAGGTTCGGCCCCGCCGCTCCGGGGCCCCTGGTCATCCGCATTGACGGCGATCCGTACACCCTCCTCGTGCCCGACGGGCGCACCCTCGCGGGGATCGCTGCCGCTGGGCAGTGGCCGCAGCTCCTACCGGGGCTCCTGGCGGACGATGACCGCGCCGAGGTCGATGCTCGTCTCCGTGACCCGCTCGACCCGCTGGGGATGTACGCCTGCTGGCGCATCATCCTCGGTCTTGCGCCGGAGCTGTACGGTACGGACTGGTGGGCCGCCTCCCGACTGTGCGCATTGGCTCAGGAGCGGTGGCAGGACTGGTCCGCCTGGTGCGTGAAGCACGGGCTCGACGCGGATACCGCGTCCGCCCACCGGATCGTCTCCTCGGTATGGGGATGGATGAGCGACGGCGCCCGCGAGGACAGGGACCTCCACAAGATGGAGCGGACGATCTTCGACCCGCCGCCCGAGCTCCGCCGGACCCGGACCGCCGTCCCGAAGGGCTTCTCGGAGGCCGAGATGGCGGCGCAGGCACGGCAGATCGCGGCCATGGCCGGCGACGACGAGTAGCTGACGAGGCGCGGCGTACGCGCCCCTACGCTCCAGGGCGACGCCGCTGGCTGGTGGGCCGGGCACCCTGCACTCCGTGACCTCGGGGTGCCGCATGCCCGGAGGTGCTAGCCCGTGCCGCAGGTCGGCCGCACCTCCGTAGAGATCGAGGCGGACACCGCCGCCTACGCCGCCAGCCTCCGCCGCGACCTCGCCCACGCCGGCCGCACCGGCGGGCAGGCGATGGACGACGCGATCCAGCGGCAGGTCCGCGATACAGGCCAGCACGTGGCGCGGCGGATCGGGCGGGACGTCACGCGGACGCTGGCCCGTATCCGCCCGAAGATCCAAGTGCAAGCCGACATGAAGCGGTTCGAGCAGCAGGTGCGCTCCGCGACGCGGCTGCGGCCGGTGTCGCTACCCGTCACGGCGGACATGCGGTCGCTCCGCCGTTCGATCACCGGCCGCGGGGGATCAGCTCAGGTCTCCCTGACACCGGAGACCAGTGGACTCGGCCGGGAGGTGCAGCGGGCGGTCGGCCGGATCGGGCCGATCACGATCCCGATTCAGGCCGATGCGAGTGCTTTTCGGGCCTCTCTGCGGTCGCTTCCGACTCCGTCCCCGGTGATGGTCCCGGTGCGGGCCGACACGTCGGGCGGCGGGCTGCGGGTTCCGCCTCCGCCGCCGGTGCCAGTGCGGGCGGATACCGGCGGTGTGCCGAGCGCGATCTCCGGCGCGATCTCCTCGGGGGCGGCGGCCGGTGTGGCAGCGGCGGCGGCCGTGCTCACGGCTGGCCTGAAGGGCGCTATCGAGACCATTGAAATTTCGGCGAGTTTCGAGGCCGAAATGAATAAGGTAAAGGCTCTGACGGGTACGGCCGGGGCGTCTTTCGAGTCGCTCAACGCGAAAGCGAAGGAGCTAGGGTCTAGCACCAAGTATTCCGCGGCGGAGGCCGCAGGCGGCATGCAGGAGCTCGGCAAGGCGGGGCTCTCCGCAAATCAGATCCTTGCGGCTGTGCCCGACGTCCTGAACCTTGCTACGGCCGCCGGTATCGACATGTCGGACGCAGCCAATCACATGACAAACGCGATGGCTGCTTTCCAGATCCCCGCGAAGGATGCGGGGAAGGTGACCGACGAGTGGGCTGCGATCGTCTCCAAGGCCAACGCGGACATTCCCGGGCTGGCCGCCGGTCTGGCGAACGTGGGCGCGGCCGCTTCGCTGGCAGGCTTGTCGCTGGCTGACACGTCGCGGGCGCTGGCGACGATGACGGATGCCGGTATCCCCGCCGCGGACGCCGGTACGGCCCTGCGGAATGTGGTGGACGGTCTCAGCAAGGGGGGTGGCGAGCTCGACAAGGTATTGCAGAAGAACAACATCGCGCTGAAGGATTCCGCTGGTAAAACGCGACCTCTCGTCAAGGTTATCCGGGATCTTGCGACGTCGAATATCAGCGCCGCCGACTCGCAAAAGGTTTTCGGGATCGAGGGCAAGAAAGCTCTCGATGTCATCGGCTTGAACATCGACAAGTTCGATCAGCTCGGCAAGGCCGCTGATAATTCTTCCGGGGCCACGCAGAAAATGGCCGACATCATGGGCTCGGGCGCCCAAGGGTCAATGGCCAATTTCAAAGCCGCACTCGAAGGGCTCGCCATCACCATCGGTGACACTGGCCTGCTCGCCGGATTCACCAAGGTCACCGAGTCGCTCAGCACCTTCGTGCAGGCCCTCTCTGCCGGGGACGCCGGCCAGATGCGGGAGATCGTCGCCGGGTGGGTGGACTCGCTCGGCGCCTTCGCGGACATGGCAGTGGCGAAGATCGCGGAGTGGGCACCGAAGGTGATCGCCGCCATGTTCAAGCTGGGGCAACTGGTCGGGAACAGCATCGACCGGTGGGGCCCGCTACTCCTGAAAGCGCTCGGGGGCCTCGCCTCGATCACCTCGGCTGTCGCCGTGTTGCTGACGACAATCTTCGTGGGGGTCGCCGCCTCCCTCGGCGAGCAACTGCTGGGGCTGGTCCAGGGGGCGTGGGGTCACGTCGCCGACTTCTTCACCGAGACGATCCCAGGGTGGGCGGCCTCACTCGGGTCACTGCTGATGGATGCTCTGGGCTCGCTGGGCGAGGTGATCGGCGGCGCGCTGGGCGCGGCGTTCGAGGGCGTGGTGGGGTTCTTCACCTCGCTGCCCGGGATGATCCTGTCGGCGCTCGCAGCGCTCCCCGGGCTGCTGCTGGACCTCTTCGTCAACGCGGTGGCCGGACTGGGCATCGTGATCATTACGGCGCTGGTCGGTATCGCCGCGATTTTCTTCAAGCTCCCGACGATGATCGCTAACGCACTGGTCAGCCTGGGAGCCCTGCTAATCGGAGCTTTCAGCAGGGCGTTCAGCGCGGCACTTTCGGCGGTGACCTCGTTCATCTCGTCCGCCGCCTCGTTCTTCGCGTCGCTTCCGGGACGTATCGGCTCGGCGCTCGCGACACTGCCCGGGCAGGTGGTCCGGTTCTTCCGGTCTGCGGGGACGAGCGCCCTTGGCGCAGCACGGTCGTTCGGGTCGAGCGTGGTGTCGTTCTTCGCGTCGCTTCCGGGACGTATCGGCTCGGCGCTGGCGTCGCTGGGAGGGCGGATCGCGGGGGTCTTCCGCAGTGCAGCCAGCAGCGCGCGCAGCGCGGTGTCGTCGCTGATTTCGGGCATCGTGTCCGCGTTCACGTCTCTGCCTGGGAAGATCATTGCCGCGATCGGCGACATCGGCGGCCGCATCATCAGCAAGATCAAGTCCGGGTTGCCGTCCGTCGTTCAGAAAGCGCTGCCGTTCGCTGACGGCGGGATCGTCACCGCCCCAGTCATGGGCCTGGTCGGCGAGGCCGGACCAGAGGTCGTCATCCCACTCTCCCGCCCCCGCCGTGCCGCTGAGCTCGCCGAGCAGTCGGGGCTGCTGGACATGCTCGGGAGGCAACGCGGCACCGGTGGTGGTGGCGCGCAGATCACGAACAACTGGAACATCAACAGCCGGATGTCAGACCCGATGGTGCTCGCGCAGCACCTCCAGGGCCGCATCGCCGTCGCGGCGGGGGTGTAGCCGGTGCTCGCGGACTACATGGACCTCGCAGGGACAGAGATCGTCAACTCCGCCCGCGCAGCGGTGTATGCGGCTGCGCGGGGAGTGCCGGTGCAGTGCGACCCATGCCCCGACCTGCCCGCGGCTCTCGGGGACATGCCGTATGTGGACCCGGCAACGGACGAGGCGCCGTGGTACGACCCGGCGGTTCCAGAATCGTCAGGGGTGTTCGGCGTCCTCGCGCTCGGCGTCGCCGGATTCGACTCGTCGCCGATCACACGCGAGCCCACTCAACTCGTGGGCGACGGCGCCGTAATCGGCGCCGCGCGTCGGGAGCACCGCGAGGTGGCGTACACGGTGCTGCTGATCACGGTAGACGAGTGCGCCCTGTCCTACGGGCTGGAGTGGCTCGCCTCCGCGCTCCAAGGCTCCGCGTGCGGCGGCTGCGCCGGTGACGAGATGTGCGTCTTCTCCTGCTGCCCCGTAGACGGGGAGAAGGAGTTGCGGCACCTGTACGACGTGGGGCTACTGGACGGGCCCGAGGTGACCGACACGCAGTACCTCGGCAGCGGCGCAGTGCTGGCGACGGTCACGTTCTCCCTGGCGGCGGGGACGCCCTACATCTACCGGGAGCCGCTCGACACCGGCCAGCCCGACGAGGGGTGGGTGCCGCTCGGCGGCGGCGACATCGTGGGTCCGGTCGACCCGGATCAGGTGTACCAGCGGTGTCTGGAGCCGAAGCCGTGCGCGGTGGACCCGCTGTGTCCGCCTCCGCCGCTACCTCCTGCGCCGCCGGCGCCCAGGTCACCGTGCTATGCCACGGGAGTAGGGACATTCCGCCGGACGCGGATTGCGGTGTCTCCGCTCGCGCAACCGCAGTGGCTGGAGACGGTGCCGGTACTGGAGGTGCGTGCCGGAAGCACCGCCATGCGCCGGTTGTTGGTGCGGTTCTGGCAGAACCCGCAGGGCGGCAACTGTGAGGGGTCTTTGGACCCGTGCGCGGCCTGCACCGACATCAACGTCAGCTACCTGCCGCGTGGATCGACGCTGCGCGTAGACGGGCGGGTGCGCCGCTCAGTGGTGGAGTGCCCGCAGGTCCCCATCGGCACGGCCACGTCGACACCGACGATCTACGGGCCCCGCGGCGGCCTGTACGAGTGGCCCACGTTCCCGTGTCCAACGGGCCTGTGTATCGAGGTGTGGTCCCAGGAGGACTACACGGCTCCGGACGCGACAGCGCGAGTACTGCTGGTCCCCCGATCGGATGTGGGGTGACCCGTGGCTGACGCTGACGAGATGTGGGATGAGCCGGACCCGGAGACGGGACTGGTCGCCGAGGCCGTGACGGACCCAGACCCCGGCATCCTGCTGACGGCAGACCTGGACGACACCAGCGGGGTGCAGAGCTGGAGCATCCACCGCACTGTGTCCGATCTGGATCAGCTCGTCATGTCCGGGGACCGGCTGCCCACGGAGATGACGTGGCTGGACTCGGCGCCGCCGGCGTGTGTGCCGGTGACGTACCGGCTGGTGGTGCAGCGCGAGTCTGGCGCGTCGGACACCTATGCAGCGTCGCAGGTGACGTTCACTCCGCCGGGGGGATGCGGTGGTGGCTCCGGCCCGGTCGGCGACCAGGACACCTCTCTGGGCTGCGCGACGGAGTACCGGGCGGTGATCCACTGGCGCGGCGGTGCGCAGCAGTACCTCGCGCTGGAGCGGATCAGTGCGGTGGAGTGGGGCCGCACGATCAACGACATCAGCGAGGCCAGCGTGACCCTGGCCGTCGCGGACGCTGGCGCGGAGTGCTGCGAGGCACTCGGCCGAGTCGAGCCGTGGGTGCACGAGTTGAGCATCTACCGAGACGGTGACCTCGTCTGGCAGGGACCTGTGGTGCGGCCCCGGTTCCGGCGGGACACGGTGACGGTCGAAGCGCAGGACGTGAGCGGCTGGTTCGACCACGTGGTGAACACGTTCCGCGTCACCTACACCTCCGGCACGGCGGACGCGCGGGGTCGGATGCGGGCGCCGATCACTTACATTGCTGAAAACCACATCAGGCTCAACCTGCAAGAGTCCAGCCTGAGCGTGCCGCCAGACTGGTGTGGCGTACTGCCGTACATCGTCCGCCGCGACGCCGACCTGCCGCGGATCAAGGTCGAGAAGGACGGCAGCTCGGACGTCGCCGTGTGGACCGAGTACCTCGGCGACATCCTCCGCGAGTGGACCAAACGCGGCCTCACCTGGACCACAGTCGGGCGGAGTCTGCTGCTGCGGGGCCGGCCGACGAGCGATACCCGAGCAACCACGACGCTCACGCTCGACCACATCGAGGGGGACGTCGAGGTCGTCAAGGACGGCGCCCTGGGCGCGACCTACGCGTTCGCGACGAGCCAGCAGAGCCAGAACATCACCAACGGCACAACGCTCGGCACCGGGCGCACAGGCACCGCCTACGGCCGCCTGGATGTCCTGGAGAAGATCCAAGAAGAGGACGCCACCGACGCAGACCTGCGGGAGGCCGCGCGAAACGCACTCGCGGGCCGCTACCCGGTGCCCACGTCCATCCAGGTACCGGATGCCGCGCAGCTCACCCCAGACGCCCCGGTCACGATCCGTCAGCTCGTGCCTGGCGAGCGGATCGACGTGCTCGCCCACAGCCTATGCCTGCCGCTCGCGCAGGGGTTCGCACTCTCGGACGTGGCTGTCTCGTGGTCGAGCCAGGGTGGCGAGGGCGGCGGAGGAGAGCAGGTGCAGATCGGGCTGATCCCGCTCGGAGACGTGGATGAGGAGCTGGGCGAATGAGCAGCGGAGCACTGCCGGGGCAGCGGTCGGCGCAGCCGCCGATGCGGGCCGCGGTGTCGGTGCAGCGGTCGATCGGCAGGGCGGTGGCGTCCGGCGGTACTTCATCCAGCTCCCTGGTGCTGAATCTCGGCGGCCGGTGGATGCGGCAAGTAACCGACGGCGAGGGCCAAGAGCGCCTCGTGCCCCACGAGTTGGGTGGAGAGGAGTAGACGATGGCCAGGTGCGGATGCGGCGGCACGTGCTCGTGCGTGCTGGAGGTCGAGGAGCCGCTGACCAAGTCGGGCAATGGCACGGTCTCCTCGCCGTGGCGGCTCGGCGTGAGCCTCGGCGGGCTGCTGGCGGACGCGGCCGGCCAGGGGCTGAAGTGGGACGCTGGCAGCGAGAAGTTGAACGTGTGCCTCTCGCGCGACAGCGGCAACTCTTTGCGGTTCGGCGGGGACGGGTGCCTGTACGCCCCGGGCGGGGACACCCCCGTACCCGAGGTGTGTGCGCGGCCGATCGAGTCGCTTCCGGAGGCGCCCGGGGTGGTCGGGGCGGAAGCGCTTGCGGGGCTGCATGGGCCGTACTCCTCCCCTCACAGTCTGGAGTACTGCCTGGCGCAGGGATTCGATCTCGTCGGGTTCTGCGTCGCCACCAGCTCGGATGACGTGGGTGTCGTGTCCGATTACTGGGATCACTACCTGAGCATCGGCCGCACCAACCTCTACGTCTCGCAGGACATCCGGCGCGTCAGCTCCTCCACTATCAAGAGCATCTACAGCTACGCGGGCGACGAAAACGACCCCGTCGCCTACAACCCCGGCGACAGCTTCCCCATCGCCGACCGCACCGATCGGCGTGGCGGCTGGTGGGGCTGGCTGGCGCCCCGCTACTACCAGCCGCTGGTCGGCGAGTTCTTGGCGCGGATCGACGGCAAGGCGGTGGCGCTCATGGACTGCTCGCCGCATCCGGAGGATGCCACCTATCCGGAGTCGGTCGCGCTCATCGGCGCGGTCCGCGCCGTACAGCAGTACTGCGCGCAGTCGTGGGCGATGATCGGGGTCCGCGAGATCGAGAACGCGGAAACGGTGGCCGCCGCTGGCATCACCCCTGTGATGATGCCTCTCGAACCCGACACGTGGGGCTCGGACGAGCTGCCCTACCCCGTAGAGGACCTCACCGGCGCCGGCATCGAGTGGATGGTCCTCTCGTACTTCCACGCCGATTCGGTGTTCACCGCTTACAAGGATGCCGGTATCCAGGTGCTGATGTGGGGCGACTCGCGGCACTCTACTCGCGCCCGTATCGAGGGCCTCGGTATCCGCGGCGGCTACATGCTGGACCCCTTGTACTACCGGGGCGGTACTCCTGGCGCCAGCGAGTACGGGTACCGGAGTGAGCATGACCCGTGGGAGCACCGCAGGCCGGCCAGCGGGCAGTTGACGCACCGCACTGACCAGCACGATGTTCTCAGCACGCCCGGTCTGGTGCGGGGCCGTGCCGAGGGGGACGAGCAGGGGCTCATCCTGCCGGCCGGATTCGGGTCGGATATGGGGCGCCCGGCTGTGCTGTGCGGCTGGGAGTGCCCTCTCACTGACCCGGAGAACTACCGCATCACCTGGGAAATGAAATGGAATGCGATGGCGCCGGTGGCCGCCCGGGCGAAGATGGGCATTCTTTTCGGCGCTGAGACGGACGCGAATCCGTATGCGTGGCCGGACGACCCCGAGATTAATCCTGCCGGTTTCCCGGAGGGGCAGAAGACCTTGTATCGGGCGTATCAACGACAGAACGGCGAAATCGGTATCGGCAAGTGGGCCGCGCAGGACGCCGAGATCGAGTACCTGGCCACGGCGTCCACTCCAGCTCCGGAGCAGGGCGTGTATGACCATTATGACCTGGAGGTCGAGGGCGCCAAGATCACGTTCACGCGGACCATGGCCGACGGCACCCAGCACACGGTGACAGCCGAAGACGACCAGTATCGCGGCGGATATTTCTGGATCGAGAAAGAGGAATCTTTCGAGGGCCAGGATGCGAATCGCTTCCAGGGGAAATTCCGCAACGTCGCCTACTATCGACAAGGAGAATAGTGGCTACTCCATTGACCGCGGATGCGCTGGTGTCTGCACTCCGCTCCGAGGGAGTGCATGTGACCGGCCGGTCCGGATGGCGCACCCACAACAGAAATTCCGTGGATGCGTGGGGCGGTGTGAATGGAGTGATGATCCACCACACGGCCGGACGGGACTCGCTGGACCTCGTATACGGCGGACGCGCGGATCTGCCGGGGCCGCTCGCGCACACTCACCTCGCGAAGGACGGCACGGCGACGATGGTGGGCCACGGCCGCGCCAACCACGCCGGCAGGGTGGCGCAGAACGCCTTCGACGCGGTGGTGGCCGAGTCGTCCACGCATCCGGCCCCGTCTGCCGCGTCCGGCACGGTCGACGGCAACGCCCACTTTTACGGGATCGAGATCGAGAACCTCGGCACGTCCGGGGACCCGTACCCGGCCGTGCAGTACGACGCGGCGGTGCGGTGGGCGGCGGCGATCTGCCGCGCGCACGGCTGGGGCGCCCACTCAGTGGTGGGTCACAAGGAGACCAGCGTCGAGGGGAAGATCGACCCCAGCTTCGACATGGACCGATTCCGCGCAGACGTGGCCGCTCGACTCGCGGGCGACCCTGACGAAGAGGACGACATGAAGCTCAACGACCAAGTGAAGATCGCCGATTGGGTATCCGACGCCTTCCCGAACCAGGAAGGGCTCCAAGACGGGCAGATCTCCGTGCAGACCGCTCTCGGCTCCGGCTACGGGTACGCACACATCGCCGCCGACGCCTCGAAGGAGATCCTCGCTCAACTCATTGCGCAGCAGAAGGTCTTGGACAAGCTCGTGGCCGCACTCGCAGACGAGGGCTAAATGAGTACGCCGGATCCTTCCGTAGCTGTTGAGCTGGAACGCCTCCGTGGGGTCACTGAGGCCGGTTTCGCGCGTCTCGACGGGCGTCTGGATGTGGTGCTTCAGCGGACGGATCGGGCGGAGCAAGATGTGCGGCAGCTCCGTGAGGATCATGACAAGGACATCGCGGAGCTGCGCACGGCGGTGGAGGAGTTGAGGCGCGGGCGGTGGCCTCTGCCGTCGATCGCGGCGTTGTCCGGGGTGGGGGCGTTGGTGGTGTCGCTGTACGAGCGCCTCGGATGAAAGCCCCCGCCGGAGCCATCCCCGCGTGCGCGGGGAGCATCGACCTGGCCGAATGAAGCCCGGAGCAACAGGCGGGCCACCCCCGCACGCGCGGGAGCATGCGGAGCCGGGGCACGTCATGGTGTCGACGGACGGACCACCCCCGCACGCGCGGGGAGCATTACCTGGACCAGTGGGGAGACAGGTTCGATCTCGGACCACCCCCGCACGCGCGGGGAGCATACTTCCTGACCTGCGGTGTTGGCGGTGCTGGTGCACCGTCGAGCTGATCACTGTACCGACACCGGCTCGCGTGCCGCAGCCGTTTCGTCTCGCTCCCCTTCGGGAGGGCGAGGGGTCCGGACGTGTCTACCGCTCGGCGTGGGGCGCCGCGACACGTCGCCCGCTCTCCTACAGGAGGGCCGGGGCTTTCTGCGAGCGGGAGACCATCAAAATCGGGCAGATGGTGGGGACTTCAACCCCTGCTCACCGGCGTCAGGAGAGCGTACCGTTCCGAGTATCGAAGTCGAGAACGGAGCGCCGACATGCCCCACACCGACGAAGAGGACTTCAGCGCTGGGGAGCGCATCCGCAGGCTCCGCGAGTCGCGGGGCATGAGCCGCCCCGTCCTCGCCGGGCTGTGCGGACGCGGCCCCGACTGGCTCAAGAAGATCGAAGCGGGGGATCGGCCACTCGACTCCTACACACTGCTACTCCGTCTCGCCGCAGCTCTCCAGCTCTCGGACCTCTCGGCGCTCACGGGAGGAAACGAGAGGATCGCCCAACCGGTGCCCACAGGCAGGCTCAACCACCCGGCCATGCCGGCTATCTGGGCAGCCGTGATGAATCGCAGCCTCGTCGCGTCGGCCGTATCCATCGACGTCTCCGAGCTGCAAGGACGTATCGATCAGACATGGCGGTTGTGGCACACCTCGGCGCACAACCGTACCGAAGTGGGCGAGCTGCTGCCCGAGTTGATCCGCGACGCCGAGAGAGCAGCCAGCGGTCTCGACGGCACGGAGCGCCGGGCGGCTCTCGTCGCGCTCTCCGACGTGTACCGCTTGACGGGGCAGGCGACGGCCTACGTAGCCCCGGGAGAGCTGGCCTGGGTTGTCGCCGACCGTGCGCTGTCCGCTGCGCAGCAGGCCGACGACCCTGCCGCGATAGCTGTCGCGGCGTGGAACATGGGGAACATCCTCCGCGAGACCTCTTATCCGGAGGAGGCCCTCCGAACGGCGATCGAGGCTTCGGATCTGCTACGCCCGCACCTGGACGAGGCTCCCGAGGACTGGCGTGGCGTATACGGCGCACTTCAACTGCACGCGGCGGTGACGTGCGCCCGTGGCGGTCGTGAGGCAGACGCGTGGCGATACTGGGATGCCGGGCATCAGGTGGCCAAGTCCCTACCGTCCTCGTATGTGCATCTCAGCACCGTTTTCGGCCGGGCCAACGTCGACTTCCACGCGGTGTCCGTAGCGACGGATCTGCGGACATCACGGCAAGCCTTGGCCCTCGCCGACGACATCGACCCTGACGTGATGCCCTCGACCGAACGACGAGCACGCCTGTGGGTGGAAGTGGCACGCGGCCATCTCCAGCGAGGCGACGTCACGGCTGCCCTGCACGTGATGCAGCGCGCCCACGGCATCGGTACCGAGACCGTGGCCTATACCCCCTCGGCCCGCACTGCGGTGGCGCACCTGTGGCGTAAGGCTCCGAAAGCATTCCGTGCTGAGGCGAGCGAACTCGCCTCAGCAGTGGGAGTCACCACCCTGTAGGGGACGGTTCGGGACGGGGGGACAGACTGTCCCCCTCGCGAAGCTGTGCTGCTTCTACGGTCACTGCCCGGCGACCGAGAAGAAGGAGCAGCATGGATATCGTCCACGGCTGGCATGCCTCGCCCCAGAAGCGTGCCCCCGCGACGTGTGATCGAGTAACAGGCGAGATCCGGGTCCCGCTGTCGATGTTCAAACGGGACGATCATCTGGGGGACGTGCCGCTTGTCCTCTCCCGTGTAGAGGGCGAGCTGCTGCACGCTGCTCTATCCCGATGGCTCAACCCGAACCTACGGGCGCCGGGGATGGCCTCGTGA